TGATGACTTCGAAAATAAACTAAAAAAGTAAGGAGTTTATGAAAGTATTAGTATTTGGATTGCCAGGTAGTGGCAAAAGTACGTTAGCACAACCGCTCGCAGAGCAGTTAGAAGGTGTTTGGATTAACGCAGACACAGTAAGAGAAACATACGACGATTGGGATTTCTCCGACGAAGGTAGAATGAGACAAGCAAATCGTATGAGACATCTTTCAGACGGAGTATCTATGGCAGGTAAAATTGCTATAACAGATTTCGTTTGTCCTTTCCAAAAAGCAAGAGATGGCTTTGATGCCGATTTTACAATTTGGATGGACACAATTAAAGCAGGTAGATTTGAAGATACGAATAAGATCTTCGAAATGCCTACTGAAGTAGATTATATTATAACAGAATGGAAAGATAGAACAGACTTGGTCCTTGCTCCTATCATTGAAAAGGAGTTCGCAAAATGGCAGAAGTCACAAAGTTAAGACATTTAGGTAAAGCTATTACATGGAGAATTATTGCATCCTGTACTACAGCTCTTATCGCGTTATATTTTGGCCTACCTCAGAAGGCTGTGGGAGCCGTCTTTTTGGCGGACCTAGTTATTAAATTTGTATTGTATTATGGACATGAAAGACTTTGGTACAATTACATCAAGTTTGGAGTTAAAGAATAATGAATTTTGACATGGAGAATCAATTCGATTTTAAGAAACCAACAGTTCAAATGTTGGGAAGATGGCAACCTTGGCATGAAGGCCACACAAAATTATTTGAAAAGGCCTTGACATTGACAGGACAAGTTGTTATAATGGTACGTGAAGTATACGGTATCGAAGGAGATGCAGGTGCTGGTCGTACTGTTGCTCAAACCGATAATCCTTTTGGAGAGATTGCTGTTATTGACGGAATCAAGAAAGGACTCGGTGATGCAGGGTATGAAGAAGGCAGAGAGTATATGATTATGGCAGTACCGAACATTGTTGACATTAGTTATGGTCGCGGTGTCGGTTATACATTTACAGAGCATGATCTTGGTAAAGATGTTCATGAAATATCAGCCACAAAGATTCGTGCTAAAATGAGAGAAGAAGGCAAGTTATGAAATTAGTACATCACTCCGATCCAATTATGCATAGAGAGTTGGCAGACGTCAATCTTAAGGATCCAGGATTTGATCCAGTAGAATTAAAAGAACAAATGGTTACTCTAATGGAGTCGCAAAGAGGTCTCGGTCTCTCAGCGTGTCAAGTAGGATTGGATCATAAGGTTTTTATTATTGGAGAGAATAAAGAAAACTCGATGATGTTTATCAATCCTGAAGTGATTAGTGTATCGGAAGAAACTGAACTTGATATTGAAGGTTGCTTAAGCTATCCTGATATGTTTATTAGAATGGCAAGACCAAGTCAAGTGGAAGCAAAGTGGTACGACGAAGAACTGAATGAAAAGACAGGTACTTTTGAAGGTTATACCGCAAGATGTTTCTTGCATGAATTTGACCACCTATACGGAGTGGTGTATAAAGATAAAGTGTCTCGACTTAAATGGGATCGAGCATTAAAGAAGAAAGGTAAAATTACCAAACAGCGCCAGGCTGCTATGGCTTACCTTAAACATTTACAACAACAACTACCTAAAGAGACAGCTGAAAAAGAAGCAGCTGCTAACTAAATATGAAGATAGCTATCGTAACCGATATACACATCGGTGTAAGAGGTGATTCTAAAGTATTCCACGAAGTCCAAAGAAAATTCTTTCAAGAGGTCTTCTTTCCATATATTGATGAACATGGTATTACTACTGTGTTTGATCTTGGAGATACTTTTGATCGCCGAAAGTATATTAACTATGCATCCTTACAAAAAGGTAAAGAGTTTCTATTTGATGAATTAGCAAAGCGTAATATTGATTTCCATGCATTGATTGGTAATCACGATACATATTATGCAAGTACTAATGAAATCAATAGTATGAATCTACTTACAAAGGAATATCCTCAGTTCACATTATATCAAGACATTGCTCAAGAACTTACATTAGGATCTACAAAATTCCTTATGCTTCCTTGGATTAATAAAGAGAACAGCGAAAAGAATCTTGAGATTGTTAGAAACTCTGATGCCAATATATTGATGGGACACCTTGAAGTAAAAGGTTTTGAGATGATGAAAGGTGCATTATGTACTCATGGACTAGATATGAACGTATTTAAGAATTTTGAATCCGCATACTCTGGTCATTTTCACCATCCTTCAAGATATGGTAATGTTGAATACCTTGGATCTCCATACGAAATGACATGGTCTGATTACAAAGGTAGTCGAGGTTTCCATGTGTTTGATACTGAAACTCGAGAAATGATTAAGATTGAAAATCCTAATCGTGTATTCTATAAAGTATTTTATGACGATGCAGATTGGACAGTTGATACTGTTGCTAATTATGATGTTAGTCAATATAAAGATACTTATGTAAAGGTTATTGTTCAGAACAGAACAAATGCGTATCTCTATGATATGTTTATGGGTCGTATGTCAGAATGCGGAGCTGTTGATGTTCGAGCGGTTGACGATCATATGAATTTGGACGCAGAAGGCGTTGAAGAAATACTCGACGAAACAAAAGATACAACGGAGATCTTAAGTCAATATATAGATTCGTTAGAGACAAATGTTGATAAGACAAAAGTCAAATCGTTAGTCGACGAATTATACCACGAGGCACTTAGTTTATAATGAGAATTAATTTTGAGAAGGTAAAATATAAAAACATCTTATCTACAGGAAATGTATATACAACCATTGAGTTAAATCAAGTACCTAGTACACTTATAGCAGGTTCAAACGGTTCAGGCAAAAGTACATTACTTGATGCAATTGTATTTGGTCTATATGGTCGACCATTTCGTAATATTAATAAAGCACAACTTGTAAATTCTATTAATAATAAAGAACTTGTTGTTGAATTATATTTCAGCGCAGGTGGTGATAAGTATAAAATCGTTCGTGGTATCAAACCAAATCTATTTGAAATTTGGAAGAACGGTGGAATGGTTAATCAAGATGCATCGGTTCGAGACTATCAGGCATTCCTTGAAGAATCAATTTTAGGTATCAACTTCAAAGCATTTAATCAAATAGTTGTTCTTGGATCTGCTACTTATATTCCTTTCATGGAATTGCGAGCCTATCAACGTCGCGAAATTATTGAAGACCTATTAGATATTCAAGTATTCTCAGTTATGGGTACCTTGGCAAAAGATCGTATGTCTGATATTAAAAAGACAATCACCGATAACAAATATGACATTGAGATTATTGAAAACAACATAAGGGCGGCTGAAGAAAATAACGAAGAGATTCGTAAATTAAAAACAGTTGAGGTTGATAAGATTAAAGAAAAGATGTCTGAACATATTGACCAAGTTGAACAAAAGAATTCAACGATTGATACTCAAGATGAAATACTTAAAGTACTATACGATGATATATCCGATAAGGCTGATGAAAAGAAAAAGTTTGGAGATGCTACTGAAAAGAGAGCTGAACTTGAAAGAAGCCGCGTTCAATTTGATAAAGAATTATCTTTCTATGAACACAATGATGATTGCCCAACCTGTAAGCAAGGTATTGCTCATGATTTCAAACAAGAACAGATCATGGACAAGAATCAACAAAAGGCTCATATAGAAAAAGGTTTAGTTGATATTGATAAGATCATTAAGAAACATCAAGATCGTTTGAGTTCTATCTCAAAAATTGAAGATCAGATTCAAGAAGTTAACTTTAAGATATCTGAAATACGAGCTGAAATTAAAATGTCTAAGAATGCGTTAGTTTCATATAAGAAAGACTTGGACAATGCTCAGAGAGAAGTTGATGAAGTTGATACTACCAAACTAAAAAATCTTCAAAAGAAACTTGATAAGCAAACAGAAATTAGAACAAAGCTACTTGACGAACATGAAGTACTTAATATCGTTCAAACAATTTTAAGAGACGGTGGTATTAAGGCAAAGATTATTAGTCAGTACATACCTGTTATTAATAAACTCATCAACAAGTATCTTGCTGCGTTTGATCTGTTCGTTGACTTTCAGCTCGACGAAAACTTTGATGAAGTAATTCGTTCAAGGTTCAGAGACAAATTTACTTATGCTAGTTTTTCCGAAGGTGAAAAACTACGTATCACATTATCAATTATGTTGGCTTGGAGATCCGTTGCTAAACTAAGATCTTCAGTATCGACTAATCTATTGATACTTGATGAAACTCTTGACGGCGCTTTGGATGGCGTAGGTATCGAAAGTTTGATTGAGACTCTACATGGATTGAACTCCGATGACAATATCTTTGTGATATCTCATCGTGGAGATCAGTTCGCAGAAAAGTTTGAGAACAACCTCAAGTTTGAAAAGATTAAGAACTTCTCTGAACTTGCAGCATAAACCTATTGACATTTGCTGTCAAATAGTGTATAATGGTTGTTCAAATATAAAAAGGCAATATGGCATTGACAAAATTCTATACATCTGTTGAGCGGTACGGAAATAATATCCTACATCGTGGTTACGAAAACGGAAAGCGTTTCTCGTATCGTGTACCGTTTCAACCAACTCTATATGTTCATACGCCGAAAGCAGGAGAAGAAGGTTATAAGTCTTTAACAGATGGTAACCTACCATTATCTCCACACAAGTTCGGCGATATGCGCGAAGCCAAAAACTTTATTGAGGAATACAAAGGTGTTCACGGTATGAAGATCTTTGGCTCAACAAATTATATTACGCAATTCATACAAGAAGAATATCCTGAAAAGATTTCATACGATGTAAGTCATGTGAATATTGTTTCGTTTGATATTGAGGTTGACATCAGAGATGGCTTTGCTAATATTGACGAAGCAGACAACCCTATTACATCAATTGCTTATCATAGTTCAAGATCTGATATTTACTATCTGCTTGGCCAAAAAGATTACGACAAGACACAAACGGTAACGGACATTCCTCAAGACAAGATTCAATATGTCAAGTTTGATTCTGAAGTCCAGCTACTTCAGTACTTTGTTAAATTATGGACAACCGACTATCCTGATATTGTAACAGGTTGGAACGTTGAGTACTTTGACATAATGTATATTGTCACGAGGATTATTCGTTTGCTTGGAGAAGAAACTGCTAAACGTCTATCTCCACACAAATCAATTAAAAAGCAAAGTCGAGAAGTATTTGGTAAAGTCAACTCAACATATTCACTTATGGGTATTGCTGTTATTGACTATATGGATGCTTTCAAGAAATTTGGTTATAAGTACGGTCCTCAAGAATCATATAGGTTGGATCATATTGCTTATGTTGTTCTTGGTGAGAAAAAGATTGACTATTCAGAATATGGTTCTCTTACAGGTTTATATGATGAAAATCCACAACTGTATCTTGACTATAATTTGAAAGATACTCAGTTGATTGCTCGACTTGAAGAAGAAACAGGATTGCTTGCTTTGGTTATGACCGTTGCTTATGATGGTGGAGTTAATTACGGAGACGCCTTTGGAACTGTTGGCATTTGGGAATCAACCATTTATCGTAGGTTGATTAAAGACAAGATCGTTCCTCCACTTAAAGGTGGCCCAGGAATGCGAGCAGGAGATCTCGTAGGTGGTTATGTAAAAGATCCTAAAGTTGGAATGCATCCTTGGGTTGTATCTTTTGACCTTAACTCTCTATATCCACATTTGATGCTACAATATAATATGTCACCTGAAACATATATGCCTGACGATCGTGAATACGTAACTCAGGATATGGTTCTAAAAGGTGAATATCAGAATGATCGTAAAGATGTATCGGTTGCCGCTAACGGTGTTTGTTTCTCAAACAAGAAACTTGGAATCATTCCTGAAATCATTGATGAATACTATAATAACCGTTCTGTTATCAAAAAGCAAATGATTGCAGCTGAACAGCAGTTTGAAATTGAAACAGATAGTACTGAACTAAAAAGACTGAAACGTGAAATCAATCAGCTTCACAACTCGCAAATGTCAATTAAGATTGCTATGAACAGTTTGTATGGAGCAACGGCAAACATCTACTTCTTATACTATATTAACGAAATGGCCGAAGCAATTACAACAAGTGGTCAGTTATCTATTCGTTATGCTCAAAAATCTGTAAACGATTATTTGAACAAGATTCTTGGAACTGATGATACTGACTATATCATTTATATTGATACTGACTCTATCTATGTTGACTTCGGTCCTCTGATTACTGAAGTATTTGGTACAACTGATATTGATAAAAGTAAAGGTGAAGAGTTCCTTGATAGAGTATGCTCAACAAAAATTGAGCAAATCATTGAAGACGGTTACGAAAAGCTTGCCGCTGATTTAGGTACTTATCGTAATGCAATGGTGATGAAACGTGAAAAGATTGCTCACCGCGGTATCTTTGTTGCTAAGAAAAGGTATATCCTAAATACATTGAATTCTGAAGGAGTTCATTATGATACTCCTAAGATATCAGTTACAGGTTTGGAATCAGTAAGATCTTCGACTCCTGAGGTCTGTCGAGAAAAGCTTAAGGAATGTTTTGAGGTTATTATGAATACCGATGAAAAGACAACTCAAGACTTTATTCAAGACTTCCGCGAAGAGTTTCGCAAGCTTGATCCTGTTGCTATCGCAAAAACTTCAGGCACTGATAATATTAAAAAGTATCAAGACAAGACTTCCTTATATAGAAAAGGTTGTCCTATGCATGTTCGTGGTGCAATTATGTATAATCATTTCCTTAAAGAGAAAGGACTTGATAAAAAGTTTGAGACAATACAAGGTGGAGACAAAGTCAAATTTCTCTATCTTAAAGTGCCAAATCCGATAAGAGAAAATGTTATATCGGTTCCTGGCCTATTACCTAAACAACTTGGTCTTCATGAATATATTGACTATGAGCTACAGTTTGATAAAGTATTCTTGAATCCGATTCAGTCGATCCTAGATGCGGTTGGATGGTCAGCAGAAAAGGTAAATACAATTGAAGATTTCTTCAGTTAAACTATTGACATTTATATTAAACTGTGGTATAATGGACCACACTAAAGGAGAAAAGCAATGAGTGATGTACAAATTGTAAGACTATCAACCGGTGAAGAGGTTGTAGCAAAAGTGGTATATGACAAAGGTTTCTATACGTTAACCGATGGAATCTTGTTAGTACCAGCAGGTGAAGGTAAAATTGGAATGGTTCCTTTCGTACCTTACGCAAAAAGAGATCCAGTTACTATCGGTGAACAACATGTTATGTTTGTCGTTGAACCAGCTGATGAATTGAAAAAGCAAGTAATTGAAGCAACGACGGGAATCGCAATGCCAGATAGCGGCGGTTTACATATAGTACAATGATAGAGATATACGGAAAAGACAATTGCGCATATTGTAATATGGCAAAACAACTTTGTGAACAGAAAAAGAAAGATTTTAAATATCTACAGCTCAACGTAGATTATACACAGGAAGAGTTTTTTGAAAAGTTTCCAACAGCAAGAACTTTTCCTCAAATTACAATTGATGAAGAATCAATTGGTGGCTTTATGGAACTAAGGGAATTAATATGAACAAGTTTATTATCGCATTGACATTGGTATTATCAACAAATGCAGTAGCAGAAGATAGGTTTGCGAGTATTCGTCAAACAATGAATACTTGTGCCGCATGCCACGGACCTCAAGGTCAAGGTGGTTTAGGACCTAAACTTCAAGGACAAACTGCTGATGAAATTATTTCTAAATTGTTGGCATATAAAAATAAAGAAGTTGTAGGACCACAATCTGCAATGATGTGGCCAACAGCAGGCATGTTAACTGAAGGCGAAATTGGTATGATTGGCGTTTATATTACACAAGGATATCCTGATGAGTAAAGATTGGGTAAAAGACATTAATGAAATGCAATCCAAATACCAAACGCATGATTGGATTAAAAACGCAGACTTAAATCAATTAAAGGCATTCTTGCGCTTTAGAATAGATTTCTTGGAAGAGGAATTAACTGAAACAAGAAATGCTCAAAAAGTTATCGACTCCGAAGAAATCGTTGATGGTTTAGTTGACCTTTGTGTAGTGGCAATCGGTACTCTCGATGCCTTTGGAGTCGACCCTTATAAAGCTTGGGACTCTGTTCTCGAAGCAAATATGGCCAAAGAACCTGGTGTAAAGGAAGGAAGGCCGAACCCGTTAGGATTACCTGATCTTATGAAACCTGAAGGATGGACGGCTCCATCTCATGAAGGTAATCATGGTATCCTACCAAAATTAAAAGGAGAATAATATTATGGCACTTAAAGAAGTATTAGTTAATGCCTTAATTTCAAAGTACGAAGCTCAAATTTCTGAAGCAAGAGCAAACATTGCTTTATTTTTAGAGAATGGAGTTGGAGTAGCAGAACATCCTGGTACTATTGAAACAATAGATGGAGAAGTGGCTAAATTAGCGGAAGCTGAAGATAAATTGCAGTCAGTAAAACAATTTGCTACAGTAGTTCCACCAAAAGTTGTATAAATTTCAACTCTTTACAGTTTTCTTTGTATAAATAATTGTAACACGAATGTAACATTACAGTTTCATTAGTGTAACATAAACAAACAAGGAGAACGCCAATGATAAAGGTAGCAACTTTATCAGTAATGTTTAGCCTGTTGTTCTCTACTGCCGCGATGGCAGCAGACCACATCTCGCAAAAATCTATACAAGATATAAACATTACTGAGACAGGAAAAATATTTTTCCATACAAAAACAAATGTATATGAAGGTGAATTCATACAACATTGTCCAGTAAAGAAGTATATAGATAGAACTATAAACTCCGAATACGATAATCTAGGACTCTATGCCCACGGCACTAGAATTAAAGAAGGAACAAGAATTTCTTTTTTAGATGCAGGAACCCGAAATAAAAGTATGGGATCTTGTAAAATAGAATCCTTGGTGGCATTAGGATGAAATACCTACATAAAATAATGAAATCCGGCAGAATACAAAATGTTTGGAGAGTAATCTTAAAATAACTATTGACATTCTTTATGATATAGAGTATAATATATCTATAAATTAAATTAATGGACTTTACATTATGGATAATTTGACGATATTGCTCAACGAAGCAATTAGTCTTCATAAAGATGGCAAGTTATGTGGTACTGACGATTTGTATAAATCGCTTGTAGGTTCTATAGGTGAATCGCAAATCGTCAGTCTCACCGAAGGCGAATCAGTAAACGGTAAATTCGACGTTCTTGGTAAAACAAGATATCCTGGTCGAATTGAAGTAAAAACAGCAAACAAACCAACCGAAGGCAAACTAGGTGCTTGGAGTTTAATGTGTAAGCGAAATGGTTGTGATTGGTTTGCGTTAGTAGATGCTTCTTCTTTGGAAAACAATAAGTATCGTATATCTATGATACCCCATGATGTCATGTTCGAGTTTTTAGATACTCCAAATTCAAAAGGTAACTGTCCTGATAACATTCGTTGGTCAGCAAGTTACAATTCAACCGACAACAAATGCACTGAGGCTACAGAGTTATTTCTAAAGTATGAAATTAGCTATTGACATGCAGTGTCAATTTTGTTATAATAGATTTTTATATTATGAGGATACGCCTATATGACTAAAAAAGTAAATCGAGAAAGCGTTAATGTATTACAAGAATGCATTGACTTACAAACTCAAAAATCTCGTGATTATCAAAATCCAAACAGCACTGTGCAACAAGCAGACTATTATCCGAATGGTGTCACAACGATTCATGATATTATGCATGCAAAAATGTTGCGTATGAAATCTGTAATGGAAGCAATGCAAGGTGATGATTACGAACCAAACTTTGAATCTCTTGAAGATTCAGCAAAAGATCTTATAAACTATTCTAGTTTTTTTGTTGCGTATTGTCGTCAGATGATACCAGGCCAAAATCCTAGAGCCGATATATTCAATAGGAGAATAAAAAATGACTAATGTGATATTACCAACAAGCGACGAAGATAAGAAAAGAATTCGTGGCTGCATGGAAGAAATGAGTAATTCGTTTACAAGAATGGAATCTGAAAGAGATTTTCAAAAAGAAGCAATCAATGCTTTGGCCGAAGAAGTTCAAATCCCAAAATCAATCTTAAGGAAAACTGCAAGAGCTTTCCATAATCAAAATGTTTCTGACCTAGTTGCAGAAGTATCGGATATTGAAGCGTTAATGGAAACAATATAATGCTAACGATCAACCTAGTAAGACAACTTATCACTGACAAATATCTTGATGAAGATTTCATTATTGATAGAACAGGTGCAAAGACAATTGAAATCATCGGCGCAACATTTCTTGCTGACGAAGATTATATTGTTCGCAAACCTGCATATGAGTATATCGGCCGTGAGTTACAATGGTATAAGTCTCAATCGTTGAATGTAAATGATATTCCTGGTGAAACTCCAAAAATTTGGAAAGACATTGCTTCAACCGAAGGTGAGATCAATTCTAATTATGGTTGGTGTATATACTCTGAAGAGAACGGTAATCAATACCAACATGTTCTTCGCGAATTGAAAAACAATCCAAACTCTCGCAGAGCAACTATGATTTATAATCGACCAAGCATGCATGTTGATTTCACAAGAGACGGTATGAATGACTTTATGTGTACCTATGCGAATACTTTTTATGTTCGAGATGGTGAACTTGATTCTCATTACCTAATGCGTTCAAACGATGCAGTGTTTGGTTATAACAATGATTATGCTTGGGCAAGATATGTTCAAACCAACCTTGCGCATGATCTTGGTATACGAGTTGGTAATTTAATTTGGACTGCTTCTAATTTCCATGTATATGAAAGACATTTTAACTTCGTTGAGGAATTGATAGATGCAAGAAAAGTGGGATAAACGATTCTTAAGAGTCGCACAAGAAATCTCAACTTGGAGTAAAGACCCTTCAAAACAAATCGGTGCGGTGGCTGTTAACTCAGACCGTCGCATCCTAGCAACTGGATATAATGGATTTCCAAAAGGAATCGAAGATAGTCCTGAAAGATACATAGATAGAACTATTAAATATGATCTTGTTGTTCATGCTGAAATGAATTGCATATATAATGCTACATTTAATGGAATATCTCTAAAGGATTCTACATTATATGTTTGGGGTTTACCAGTTTGTCATGACTGTGCAAAAGGAATTATTCAGGTGGGCATAAATAGAATTGTTATGTCGGCTGATGATATTCCGCAAAAATGGTTAGAATCATTTGACAAGTCACAACGTATGTTTACTGAAGCAGGTGTTGAAACGGAGTTTATGAGTGGAACAAAACATTAAAAAAGTAGCAGTCATATGTAATTATAGAACAGGCAGTACTACTTTTACATTACAAAAGGCTGAAGAATACGGACTACCTTATGGTGGTGAAGCGTTTAGTCATGAGAAAGCAAATAAAGTAGGAGCAATTCCTGCTAGGTATAAACTTCAAAATGAATATGGGATTATGCAGTATGAAATACTCGATCTAATTCAAAGTGATGCCAACTTAATGACTGAACTTCGTAAACCTGATGTTGAAATTTGCTTTAAGATTATGCCTTGGCAAGTACGCGAAGACTATATGATTAAAGAAATACTAAAATCAGTAGATAAGATTTATTATTTGTATCGTAGAGATTTTGAAGCCACATGTAAGAGTTGGGTTGCTGTAAGAAGATGGGGAGACTTTTCTAAAACAGGATTCAAAGTTCAGGCTAAAAAAATGACTGATGAGTTTGTAAGAGAAACTCATTTAGGATTTTTAGGTAAAGACGAAAAACATATTGTTGAAGTTGATCCTAATGATCCAATGTTAACAGGTGGAATGGGAGTAGTCACTGTTCCAAACTGCATTAATCAAATTCGTGATAATTACGAACGGATGAAATGGCTATATAGTATATACCCAGGTGAAATTATATGTTATGAGGATTACTTTGTTAGAGATAAATGGAGACCTTATAATAAACAAGTTAACTGGGTTGAGGAAATAGAAGTACCTCACTACGATGTTGAGTCAATTTTTTCTATTGACAAATGATCGTAACTATGGTATAATGGTATCTAATTTATTAAAGGAAACTATATTATGAAAGAAATGTTAAAAGACTTTATGTTTGGTGCAGGAACAGTGTTAGCAATTACTGCTGTAATTTTTGTTCTTATTACTCTCGGAGAAGTGGTAGGAGCCACAAAGGATTCAATTAGAATTGCTCTTGCAGTACCATTCTTCTTATACTTTACTTATCTGTTCGGTGGTTTAACTCGTTCAGTTATCTTCAAAAACAAATTTTAAGAAACAATGTACAATAAAAGAATCATTTTAGACTTTGATGACACTTTAGCATTTACATCAAACAGAGATTGGGAAAGAGCAAAACCTAATCTTCCTTTAATTGAAAAATGTAATAAGCTGTTTGATTCTGGTTGGCTTGTTGATATTTACACTGCTCGTGGTTCAATTTCTTGTAAGACTCGAGAAGAAGCTGATAAAAAATACCGAGCTCAGATCGAACATTGGTTAGATAAGCATCAGGTCAAATATGGACTTCTGAGTTTTGATAAACCTCTTGGAGCCTATTACATTGATGACAAAGGTATTACACCTGAGTTATTTTTAGAGGCCGATATAAGAGAGTTAGAAGGCGGACTAAGTGGTTCTGATATTTACACCGATGGTAGACTTGTTCATAAGACTGCAGATAATGCGCATGAAGCAGCTGCTTGGTTTGAATACACAAAAGGTTTACTTAATACTCCAAGGATAGATCGTGTTGTTGGAAATACAATTACGATGGAGTACATTGAACATCAAGAAGACTATTTGATTGAAAATCGTTACATGGCTTTTGGATTAATTCAAGATGCATTAGAATCTATGAAGCATATTGCTAATCCTCCCGTGGATTTAGTATGGGAAGATTATATTGGAAGAATTGTAAACCATGTTAAGCCAACAGGTATTGCTGCCTTTGAAGATATCGTAGATCGTCTTGTTGCTTTGCCACATCAGTTTCCATCTTTTTCGCATGGAGATTTTGGTGTTAAGAACATGCTGTTTAATGACTGTAATTTAGTCTTAATTGATCCTATCCCGTCAGCATTTGGAAATACACAATTAGATATATCTAAATTTGTGGCAAGTTTAATTATTAATCGTTATCCTGTAGATTTACAAAACGAATCTCTAAAGGTATTATGTTTATATAATAATCTTGATGAGAAATCAGTTTGGACTACTGTAGCATCAGAAATCATTCGTGTATATAAGTACCACCCTGATAAAGATTTTATTATACAATGTGTTAACGATGTAATGGCAGAGATTATGTAATGGAGAAAATATGTTTTTAGATAGAAAGAAACTACCTCAAGATTTCAAAGTAGGATTTACATGTTCTACTTTTGATTTATTCCACGCAGGTCATATTGTAATGTTACAAGAAGCAAAGACCATGTGTGATTATTTAATTGTTGGATTATTGATTGACCCAACAGTAGACCGCCCTGAAGCAAAGAACAAGCCTGTTCAGACACCTTTTGAAAGATACATACAGGTATCATCTTGTAAGTACGTTGACGAGGTTATACCTTTTACAACGGAACAAGAAATCGTTGATATGATTTTAACAATTAATCCTGACATAAGAATTGTCGGTGAAGAATATAAAGATCAAGAACATACGGGTAAAGGTTTATGTCCTGTTCATTATAATAGAAGAAGGCACTCGTTTAGCTCAACCGAGCTTAGACAACGTGTGGTGGAATCTAATAAATAAAATTATAGTCGGATATATTATATTATGAAAAACATTGGATTCGCAAAGATCGGTAAGTCGGTCAAATTCAAACGCACTCGATTCTCTCCTATTGGTGGAGACAACGAGCCATCTACAGTTCTAATATCATTAGCAAACAATAACCCAGATAAGACCTTTTATATTATTGGTCGTTCGGATTTCAGTACTCTAAATGAGTCTGAAGTATTAGAGTTGTTTCCGTATGATAATGTAGTTGATATTTGGAAAGGCGTAAAGAATGAAGACGATGATAGATTCTATCGACATATTATAGATTACTTTAATCAGAAAGGATTTCAATTAGACAATACAGTTATGATGGTAGGTCAAGTTGGAACAGTTACTATCCCAGGTAAAATTACTCAAGTGAAACATTTGAAAGAAGGTATCACTGATGGTAAACCTGCATCTGTAATTGATATGACTAAGAACTATACATCACCTATTGCTATTTGGTTAAATGAAGTTCAACCACCTTATGTTGAAATTGTAAATGATCCACGATATGTAATGAATCAATCAAGAGACATATTCCATTTACCAACAGTGTCTTTGGGTCAATACGATTATGAATACGAAGTAAGCAGTATTCGCAATTATGAAGATCAAAACAGATACGAAAGAAAAGTACCTTCAACATATGCAGGTATGGAAACTTGCTTCTGTGTTAATTACGAACATTCAGAACAGTTTAATTTGAATCGTAAAGTACCATTCATGGTTATATTAAATGAAGCAAAGCCTTCAAGATATAACTTATTAAAAGAATGGGTATTGGACGATCATGAAGATGTTGAAATTTATGGTAAGTGGGATCATCCTGATACAACAACCGATGCAAGATTTAAAGGTTCAATTCATCTTGATGATGTAATGGCAAAAATGAACAATGTTAAGTTTACTTTTATTATTCCAATCGCAAAGGGTTGGGTAACTTCAAAGTATATTGAAATGGTACATGCTGGTGTAATACCATTCTTACATCCTACTTATGATGAACAAAAACATCTACCTATACCAGATTTTTTAAGACCTAAAACTCCTACTGAATTTAAAGAAAGAATGACTAGGTTATTAAATAACGAAAATGAGTACGAATCAGTAATAAGAGGTTTGCGTAAATTAATATGTAAGCCTGAATATTATGATGGTACTTTTTTGAATAACAAAATTATGACAGCCATTGATAAAGATTATATCGCTACTGATATATCACAATACGAAAAGAAAACGGCTGCAACACTTGAGGACTTTTTCGGATGAGTAAAAAAGAAATAACGTGGGCACCACTAATTCCATTAATTGGTGGACAAGCATTAGGCGCAGAAAAAGCATTTGGTAAACCACCCGAAGCAATATATTCTTTTGGTGGTTTTGAAGCTAACGATGGGCATTATGTAAATTATCAGCAAAATACATTGGGACGTGATATTCCTTATGTCTTGTTAGATTCAGAGAATCCTAAAATTAAAAAGGTTGATGTAGTTACAGGTACTCCACCTTGTGCTGCTTTATCGCAATTAAATACAGGAACGACAACAGAATCAAAAGGACCAGGTTGTGCAAAGAACGACTTTATGTATATGGTCTTTGAGAATGGTATTGATGTTCTTGGAGCAAAGGTAGTCATTGTTGAAAATGCTCCTGCACTATATACAAATAAAGGTCGTCCTGTCGCAAACAAGTTATATGAAATTTGTAAAGAACGCGGATACTCATTAACATTATTTAAAACATCAACAAGATTTCATGGTGTTCCTCAAGGTAGAGACAGATCATTTGCGATTGGTTGGAAATCAGAATCTGCACCAGTTATGAATTATTATAATCGACCAAGAAAGGACTTTGCTGAATATCTTCAAGAGATTCCTGAAGATGCGTTACATCAAGATTTGATTATTAATAAGAACGTACCTGAAGAACCTTACTATACATTTATTAAAACAAAAACAAATCGCGATATTCGTGAACTGATGATTGAAGAAGGCGTTAAGACAACTCTGAATTATGTAAATAAAAAAGGTTGGATGAAAGAAGCTAACGAATGGTTCCATAAGACAGGACATGAAAAAGGTATTAAGTATTCTGACCATGCAATTAAAAAGTATGCAGACGGTAAAGGTGTATGGGATGGTTCAGTACACGTCTTTGGTGAATATATGAATGCAGTGATTGGTCGTAATATGGTTGATACAATTCATCCTACTGAAGAAAGGTCTTTAACAATTCGTGAAGCATTACATATGATGGGATTCCCGGAAGACTTTGAGTTACTTGATGGATTAAAGAAGATGAATCATATTGCTCAGAATTGTCCTGTACCTACATCAAGAGATATGCATTTAGAAATTGGTAAGTTTTTGAATGGAGATCTTGAGCTTTCTGATACAACTTATTTAAGACAAAATAACTTAAAACAACTTATGGAGTATGATCCAAATGGAAAAGACACAACTCCAAATCTCGAAGAATTCTTTGGATAAACCATTGACATTCATGGTGTATTGTTGTATAATGGTACATTGAATAGGAAAAAATTATGCGACATGACTTAATCATCGATTTTGAAACAATGGGACAGGACGTTAATAAATGTGCTGTCATTGATATATCAGCAATGGTATTCAATTGGGATAAGATGACGTCTAACGATCCATACACTTTGGCAGATATAAGCAAGTGTAGGAAGTTCAAGTTTGATGTAAAAGAACAAGTACAAAAATACGGTTGGGAAATAGATCCTAATACACTGGCATTTTGGAATGAGCAATCTAAAGAAGTAAGAAGAAACATTGCTCCTAAGAGTTCTGATTTATCAGTTTCTGATTTTGTAAAACAATTCACTGATTTTTTAATTGAGGCACCTACTATCAAATACTGGTGGTCTAGGTCAAATACTTTTGACCCTATGATTTTGTCTCGACTATTTCAATCACAAAACAAATTACCACACATGGAACAGCATCTTAAGTACTGGTCAGTAAGAGATACAAGAACTTACATTGATGCAAAGTTTAATTTTGAATTAAAGAAAAATGGATTTGCTCCTTGCGAAAACGATGAGAAGTGGGATTCAGTATTCAAAGCACACGATAGCTCTTGGGATATACTTGCAGATGTATTAAGACTGCAGAGTATTGTTAGAGCCGAAAACGATATGGAGCAAATTAAAGTATGAAGCTTGAAGTAAAAACAGAAGATTTAGCAAAGCAAAAAATATTCGTTGGCACACCAATGTATGGTGGTCAATGCGCAGGCATATATACAAAGTCAACAAATGATTTAAGTATGTTATGCGCAGCACATAAGATTCCAATGAAATATTATTTTTTATTTAATGAGAGTCTTGTTCAAAGAGCAAGAAATTATATTGTAGACGAATTTCTTCGTTCCGATTGTTCTCATTTATTATTCATTGATTCGGATATTGGATTTGATCCAAGAGATGCATTAGCATTAGTTGCATTACAAATATCAGACCCAGATAAGTATGATATTGTATGTGGTCCATATCCAAAGAAAACAATTGCATGGGAAAAGGTTTCTGTTGCTGCACAGCAAGGTATTGGTGTAGAGAATCCTTTTGACCTAGAAAAATACATATCAGATTTTGTCTTTAATCCTGTAAAAGGAATAAAACAATTTAAGCTCTCAGAACCTGTTGAGGTTTCCGAAGGTGGAACTGGATTTATGTTAATTACAAGAGATGCTTTAGAAAAGTACAGAGAAGCATATCCTGAGTTATCATATTTGCCTGACCATATTCGTAACGACCAATTTGATGGTTCTCGAGAAATACATGCCTTCTTTGATTGTGTGATTGACCCAGAATCAAAAAGGTATCTGTCCGAAGATTACTTTTTCTGTAAAATGGCTCGTGCAGCTGGATTATCAGTAACGATGTGTCCTTGGATGAAAATTAACCATGTTGGTTCTTATATCTTTAAGGGTGACATGGGAAGCCTAGGGTCACTGGGAGTAACTGCAACTGCAGATGATAAATCTAAAAAGAAAGCTTACAATCCTATTGACAAGTCCAAGTAATTGGTATATAATATACCACAATATAACTAACGGAGAATCTATATAATGAAATTTTCTAACGAAACTATGACGGTACTTAAAAGCTTTACCACTATCAATAAGTCAATCTTGTTGAAAGAAGGTTCAGTTCTTAAGACCATAACTCCAGAGAAAACATTGATCGCGATAGCGGACATCCCTGATGTAATTCCATCAGATGCATGTGTTTATGACCTATCGAGATTTTTATCAATTTTATCTCTTTATAATGATCCAGATGTAGAGTTTTTTGATAAATACTTTATTATCTCGGAAGGTAAGCGTAGAACCAAATACGTTTATGCTGATCTCTCAATGATCCACACTCCACCTGAAAAGGATATCACTATCCCTTCGGCTGATGTAGTTGTCAATGTGAGTAACGGCGATTTGTCTTCTGTATTGAAGGCAGCAGGGGTATTACAATTTTCAGAGATCGCATTTGTTGGCGAAAGTGGCAAATGTTATCTGAAAGCAATCGACAGTACGAACGAAGGCGCAGATGACTTTGGCGTTGAAATCGGGGAGACTGACGATGAGTTCAAGATTATTATTAAAACTGATAACTTGAAACTAATGCCTTTAGATTATGAGGTTACTCTTTGTTCAAAAGGTATCTCAGAATTTAAGGGAGAAGGCGTCACATATTATGTGGCAATTGATTCAAAGTCGACTTATAATAAAAGGTGATTAATATGAATGAAGCAATGCAAGGCCAACCTATGCAAATGGGTGGTCAACAGCAACAGCAAGAAGTAGATATTACTCTTGGCGACATCTCCACGATCCTACAGATTATTGATGTAGTATCACAACGTGGTGGGTTTCAAGGGCAAGAGCTTGCTGGTGTAGGTATGCTGAGAAATAAACTCGAAGCATTCCTAAGACAAAAGGCTCCTCAACCTGACGGTTCAACCGTTGCGGAACAGGCAGTTGATGTCGATACATCAGAAGCTGATGGTGCTACTTTAGCTGATAAAGTTGTCGAGTAATCTACAGCTTTAACCTATTCTCGAGAAGTGGGGCGGCCGAAAGGCCCCCTACGTTCGGTCTCGAATTTTTTATTATTTTATATTATGTTTAAGGTGAGCTATGATTGATGCAAAATCAAACGAAGTCTTATGGGTTGAAAAGTATCGTCCTCAAGTAGTTACTGATACTATTTTACCAGAAAAGACAAAAGAAACATTCCGTAAGTTCGTATCCGACGGAAGTGTTCCAAATCTATTATTAACAGGCGGTCCCGGTGTAGGTAAGACTACTATCGCAAAGGCAATGCTTGAAGAACTTGGTTGCGATTATATCGTAAAGAACGGTTCTCTTAATGTTAATATTGATACTCTCCGATACGACATCTCTACTTTCGCATCCGCTGTTTCTCTAACAGGTACAGGTCGTAAGTATGTAATTTTTGACGAAGCAGATTATTTGAACGCAGCTAATGTTCAACCTGCTCTTCGTAATTTTATTGAAGAATATTCCTCTAACTGTGGATTTATCTTTACTTGTAATTTCAAGAATCGTATTATCAGTCCATTGAGATCTCGACTTTCTGAAGTTGACTTTACTATTGATACTGATGATCGTCCACAAATGGCAATGGAGTTCTTCAAACGTGTAATGGGAATTCTCGAACAAGAAGGCGTTGAATATAACAAGCAAGTAGTTGCTAAAGTTATTGAAAAGCACTTTCCTGATTTTCGTAGAGTACTAACTGAATTACAATCATATGCAGCTTCAGGTAAAATTGATGAAGGTATCTTTGTTAATTTGAAAGAAGAATCTATTGATGAGTTATTCAAAATGCTCAAAGGCAAACAGTTTACCGATATGCGTAAATGGGTTGCCAAGAACTCTGACCAAGATATGAATGAAATGTTTCGTAGGCTATACGATGCAGCATCTGAAAAGGTTACACTTCAAAGTCAAGCTGGGTTTATTGTAACTCTTGCTGATTATATGTATAAGTCAGGTTTAGTTGCTGACCAAGAAATTAATATGGTTGCCTTCTTAACCGAGGTAATGATTGAGTGTGAGTATGTATAATGCTGAAGACAAGATGTTTTTATTGTAATACTACAACTCCAAAGCACAAAGCATATACGGTTGAAATGAATACCGCTGATGGTAAACACAAAGTAACTCTTTGTGATTCTTGTGGTAAAGATTTTGACAAATTAGCAAAAGAACTTCAGGAGGTACTTGATGAAAGACCTAACACCATTTGATTTTATGAATGCAGCATCCTTTACAAAGGAAGATATCATTCGTAACTCAGATATACCTGAACATACTGAAAAGATGTACAACGCCTTTATCGTGAACCGTGGCTTTGTTAATTTTGAAGATACCATATTACACGCAAACGAAATGAACATGAGACATCATTTATTTGATGGAGCTCAGTTTGATTATTATCGTTCTGTTCTAAGAAAGCGCAAAAGATTTTCAAAATGGCCTAAGGCTGATAAAGATAAAGATCTTGATGCAATCCAAGAAGTGTATCAGTGTAATAGAACTGTTGCGAAACAATATCTTAAAGTGTTGAACAAACAACAGCTTGAGACTGTCCATGAACGCCTTACAGAAGGTGGCTGAAATATGTATATTATAAATAAATGTAATATGGTTGTAAACCATTGCCACTAATAATAATTTACAAGGTGAATATAAATCATGGACAACATAGATATCTTCAAAGGAGTTGGAGTCGAAGTTGAGTTGCCTACACAAGACAGCTTTTTAAAAATCAAAGAGACTTTAACTCGTATTGGAATTTCCTCCAGAAAAGAAAAGAAATTATATCAATCATGTCATATCCTGCACAAGAAAGGTAGGTACGCTATTTTGCACTTTAAAGAATTGTTTATTTTGGACGGAAAGCATAACACGTTAACAGAAGAAGATATCTCTCGTCGTAATACGATAGTGAATTTATTAGAAGAATGGGAACTTGTTAAAATAGTGGATCCTTCAAAGACTAAAGATCCAGTTGCTTCTCTAAATCAAATTAAAATCATTTCATTTAAAGAAAAGAACGATTGGGAATTGACTGTTAAATATAATATCGGAAAAAAATAAACTATTGACATTTCTAACGAACTGTTGTATAATATAACAAATAGGAATTATATATTATGAATGTATTTAAAGTACGAGACAACGCAACACTTCCAGAATACGCAACCGAAGGTTCAGCTTGCTTTGATGTAAAAGCTTGCTTGACTAATGGCGAGCGTGTAAAAGGATATGACGCTTGGAATAAAGAAATACCAATCTTAACAAAATTAAAAAACATAGGTGGTAACAAAGTTTCATCAACAATTCAGATTCCACCTGAAACAAGAGTTCTTATTCCAACAGGACTTATATTTGATATACCAGAAAACCATGTAATGGAAATGATGATTCGTTCAAGTGTAGCAACGAAAAGAGGATTGACATTAGTTAATAGTATTGGTATAATTGATTCTGATTATGTCGACGAAACGCATATTATTGTACACAATATTTCAGATACGTTAGTTAGTGTACATGATGGTGACAGATTGGCACAATGCAGATTAGTAAAAACTAAACAAACAACACTTAAAGAAACAAATACACGACCTGAGAAAAAAACTGACCGAGATGGTGGTATAGGCTCAACTGGTGTATAAATAGTTTTGTAAGGCGCCGATAGGGCTTTACAAAGGTGATGGGTATAAACCATCAAATAATAATTAATCTTGCTTAATAGGAGAATAATATGACTGGATTAAATATAAATCAACTACACCCATTTGCGGTAGGATTCGATAGAGTCTTTGACAGATTGGTGGAGTTCCCTCATCAACATCAAGCACAAGGCTTTCCGCCTTACAATATCAGAAGAGACGAAGATAAGTTCTTTATTGATCTTGCTTTAGCTGGTCTTGATATTAATGATGTAGAAATCGAAGTAAAAGAAGATGTATTAACTGTTCGTTCCACATGGGATGAAGCAGGAGATTACTTCAATGGTGGCGGTGACTATGTTCATCGTGGAATTTCCTTCAAAAAGTTTACAAGAAGTTTTACTCTTGCAGACGATATTGAGGTAATTGGAGCCAACTTCAAAAACGGCCTTTTAACTGTTGCTTTGGAAAGAATAATTCCTGAGAGCAAAAAGGCTAGAAAAATTAAGATTGATACTAAGAAAGAATTCTTAAAAGGTTAATCTTTATTAATCCGGGAGGTCGCAATGGCCTCCCAATTAAATAGGAAATTATATAATGAAACAAGTACCTAACGTAACTTTCAAAGTAAGAAGCAGAAATGTAGATACTGGAGAAGTCGAATGGACACATCCAACAACTGCAGACTATTTTGACAATAAAAAAGTAGTAGTATTTTCGCTGCCAGGCGCATTTACACCTACTTGTTCTAATAATCAAGTTCCAGGCTTTGATGTATTATATGACGAGATTATTGCAGCAGGCATTGATGAAGTATATTGTGTCTCCTGTAATGATGCTTTTGTTATGAATGCATGGGCTGAAGATCTAAGAGTTAAGAATGTAAAATTCATTCCTGATGGATCTTGTGAGTTCACGGCTGGCATGGATATGTTAGTCGCAAAGGACAATCTTGGTTTTGGAAGAAGATCTTGGAGATATGCTATGGTTGTAGATAATGGTACAGTTGAAAAATTATTCACTGAGCCAGGAATGATTGATAATTGTCAGTCGGATCCGTATGGTGAAACTGCTCCTGAAAAAGTTCTTGCTTATTTGAAATTTGGTCCTAGACCAAAAGGTTAACCGATATATATAGTAATACGTTCACTATAGAAATATAGCGGAAGTAGGATAACCTGAAAACCTCCCACGTTCTGTGGGGAAGCAAGTAGGCGTTCTGCCGAACGAGACCGACAGTTATACCGAAGGAACGCGTTGAGAAGGGTGTGCAACGAAAGTTGTATGTACGAAATCGAAACGAAAACTGGAGGCATGATATGACTTATTATAGAGGTATCAAAGTTCAAGACAAGCCTAAGAAAGAAACCAGAAAAACTGAATCTGGTGTCTATCGTGGTGTATCTTGGAAAAGCGAAAATCTAAGTAAGCCATCTAAAGCACAGCGGCAAGGAATTTACCGCGGTGTGAAATGGGTCGCTTAATGAACAAAGATAAGGGGCTTTCGGGTCCCTTATTTTTTATCCCATAGCTTGTCCGTTAGGACCAATTAATCCACCTGAGAAACGACTTCCTCCACCACCGCCACCATTTACAACAACACCAACATTCTTACTAACATTTGATCTGTTATCAGAACTGTTTGTCATAATGTTATCACCACCTTTATTATAGTAATTATTTACTGTATTAAAAGCAAACCCACCAGTTTGTGTTGTTCTAACATCTCTTTCTCTTGTTGTTGTGTCAGGATCAATTTCAGGATTAGTACCTGTCTTTTTAAGTACTTCATCGGCAACTGCGGCAACAGTATCAGTTGCTTCTCCTTGTGCATTAATATTTTCTTGTACTGCTTCGGATTCTTGTTGTCTTAATTCTAAAATTCTTCTTGAAGCAACGAGTTGTTCTTCTCTTAATATTCTTTCATTTTTAAGGTCTTGTAGCTTTTTCTCTATTTCACTTCTTTCTAACATTTCGCCGTTAACTTCAAACTCTGTAATTTCCCTACCAGATCTTCCGCCTGTTCTTCTTGTAACGCCGGCTTCAAAATCAACACCTTCTAATGCAGCAATGTCAGCATCCATTGTACCAGTTTCATCAGTAAGATCTTTGATTGTTTTTTCAATTGCCGCGTTAGTAGTTTTATATAGCTCTACTTGTTGTTCTGCTGATAATTTATTTCTTCTTCTATTGAGAGCTGCTGTTTCTTGTCGTAATGCTTGCTCAATATCATTAGGTATAGCATCAATATCATTCATAGAATCATCAATGGCTTCCCATGTTCTTCCAATCAAAGTAAAGGCAAGACCACCTGCAGCACCAACCAATGCGCCAACAGGACCACCTGTAAGGAAACCAATACCTGCACCTGTCGTTGCGTCAATTAAAGCATCGCCTAGTCCTGTTCTTTCTTTTTCAAAACTTGTTAATTTTTCATCAATAACACGCTGTTCATCTGCAGTTGCTTCTTGATTAATTCTTTTTACTTCAGATTCAACATCTTTGACATCATCACCGTCAAAGAATTCGTTGCCGTATAATAATAAACCTGTGCCTCCTAAAATTAAACCTACTTTACCTTTATTGCCTTTTAAGAAATTCTTTAACCTACTACCCTTTGAACCCTGACCGCCAGGAGCTCCCGGAGCACCAGGAGCAACAACAGGTCCACCTCTTCCGCCGTTCGACATGGCCATTGCTTTAAGAGATAACATAGCTGATGTAATAGATGCGCCAATCGCAATCCAATCAACTGCCTTAAATGCAACGAATGCTCCAATTAAAGCTTTAGCAGGATTCTCTCTAACTAATTGCATAATCGGAGAATCAATCCAACCTTCTCCAAATGTTAAATCTAATACTCCTTTTACCGCACCTGCTAAGATAGGAGCAAGGAACGCATATTTCAATCCTTTAAATAAAGTTTCTCCAGGCTTTTGTCTTATATCCTTTCTTAAATTATCAAGGTCTCCCATGATGGCACTAAATGGATTTTGAAGAATCCCTTCTCTTCTATTTTCGTTTTCTTGTCTTCTGTTTTCCTGATCTTGTTGTCTTTGATCTTCGGCTTGTTCTTTTGCTTGTTCGTTAGTTGTGTCTATTCTATCAGCAAGCTCATTAAGACCTTCGTTAGCAATAGTATTTCCTGTTATTAAATAACTTTCAATTGAACCTAAAGCACGAGCAGTTTCACCAGTGCGCATTGAAATAGAATTTAGTACTCCGCTAAACTTTGTATCTAAATCGCCTATTCTATCTTTAACTGACTTAAGAGAATTAGTACCCTTATTTCTTAATAAGAGTCCTTCCTCCGTTAGGCGTTCTACTATTTGATCTTTATTCTCTGCCATTTGTTACTAACCTTTTACTGTTGTGCTTCCTTTTGCTGTTCTATAAATTCTATTAACATATTAAAATATAAATCCCGCTCATAAGGTATCATAGCCTCAATTTCGGACACAGACCATTTGTGGTGTTGTGCCATAGAAAATATCATTTGATAATAATGCCCTAGGCTAATATGACTAAGGCTTAGGTAAAAAAACTTCTCGTACCCTCAATATTAAATGTTACTTTCTTTCCTTCACTATTTTCATATTCAATTGAATGTTTTAGTTTCGGCATTGTGTCAAAGAAATTTCCAATCTTTTTCAATATCTCACTTGATATTCCATCCAAGAATTCATCAATCTCTTCATCACTATATTCACTAAACTCGTGTACTTCATCTTCCGATGCAAGCTTATCTAAACACTTTGTCATAATATAATAATTTGTTAATGGATCCTCAGGATCTTTATCAATGATTGCGATAAAATCATCAATCCCAGGATACTTTAAAAATAAACGATATTCATCATTTATATCTATTTCTTTTGTATGACCTTCGTCAAAGATATAATTAATGTCGTCAATATCAACTTCCAACTGAACAGGAAGTTTTGTATCAGGATCGTTAACCACAAACTTAGATACATTATCTACCGACCTTGATCTTAACTTTAAGAACAAGTATTCAAAGTCAAACATAGCAAGAGTTTCAACATCAGTATCAATTAAACAGTTATTACAAATTTGCTTCATAGCAACCATTTCTTGTACTGGGTCGCCAGTCTCACCTGCGACAAGTAATACTTTTTCTTCTGCTACAGAAAAAGGTCTGTATTTTATTTTCTTACCACTTGACGGAAGAACTAATTCCGAAATTGGTAAATTAATTTTTGGTAGTGCCATTATATACTCCTATAATTTAAATGTTGTCACCCAAGTTATCAATTGCGTTACCTAATCTATTTAATCTGTTTACCGCATCTTGTATACTCGTAGGTCTACCTGATTTAACTGTACCTCTTACAGTATCAGCAAACCCAGCGATATCTCCAAGGATATCTAAAAGACCGCCTCCTCTTTTTGAGCGATCTCCTGTCTTACCAGTTTTATCAGAACTGAATTCCATATCTTCAGCACTGAATTGAACATCAAGTGAAAGAAACGAACTTGCTCCTTCCCAGTTTAATGCCAATGCACCAACCGCAACAGGAAAAACTTTATATAATTTTGCTTCATAATAAGTATTTGGAAAACTATCTGTTGTAAAATGTTTAATTAATAAATCACAAGCAAAGTCATTTTTGAATCCAACCTCGTGTGGAAGCTTTCCATCGGTTTCAGCAAAAGCTCCACCTCTTTTACTATACTGAACTATTTGTTGCGACCAGTTATGAAAGAATGTTAATATTTGATGATCACTATCAACTAAGAACTTAGCAGATAAAGGACCAGGATTTTGTACTGCAGTTGGATATCTTTTTAACATTTGACCTGCATGTGCAATTTCTGATGTATTAATATTGATAGCAGGAAAGGTAACTTCACTACAAAAGAATTTAATTTCTCTCAAGTAATCCATTTGTTTATTTTCAGGCATAAACCTTGGCAGCTTACTTAGTTGTATTTCAAACAAGTTTGCTTTAGCAGGTCCGCCGTATCTTTCAAAGCTACTTTTAAAATTGCTAATATTAAATGCCATGTTATCCTCTTATGATCTTTCTTGAATCAGCATATACTTTATTACTACTTGCACCAACAAATTTCTGAAGCGGTAAGAATAATGCAATATCCCATTCGCTCGATGCTATCTTTATAAACCTAGATCTTACTTGTCTTTGTAAATATCTTTTAATTGTTGGCTTAAATAATCTAAACTTCGATGCACCATTTAATACATCGTAAGATAACATTAATCTTGTCTTTGCATCATACTTATCATTGTTAGCAACTGTATATAATTGGTCCATTAATTGTGCTCTCAATTGTGGTGGTAAGTAATGCATGTTGATTCCCATGAATCCACCTTTAACTATATTTATTGGGAATATCAGAGGGAAGCGATCATAATACGGTAATGTGTCTTTATGTTTTGCATCATACTCAAATAATAACATTTGGCCGATATGACTTTCATTAGAAACTGTTGCTCTTGTATTACTTTTCTTTGTTCCTGAAATTACTTCTTCAGCACTGGTGCGACCTGTTCTTGCTTGGTTACGATACCATTCTCTAGCAGCTGTTGTTCGAGCAGGCACTTGACCTTGACGAATTCCTTTTGCTAATATATCTGTAAAAATTGTCGCCATTTACCTTGCTCCTGGTATATGCTTTTCTGTCATGATAGTAAACAACCAACCACGGTCAGCACAAAAAGATCTTGCTGCTTTCCACTTTGCTTCGTTGACTCCCCATGTTTTAACTTCATTTAAATATCTTCTTGATACTCTACCAGTTTTTGTTTTATTTTTATTCTTAGGATCAGGCGGTCTACATTGAGCGCTTGGTTTAATCTCAATCATAATTGTATTAAGATTACCTAAGTTATCTTTTTTATGTACTACAACATCAGGAAAATACCTATGTATTTTTCCATCTATAGGCGACCTATAAGGTACAACCACTTCTTCAGATTGCCACCAAATAACATCAGGGTGTGTATCTACATACTTAAATACTTTAAACTCCCATAAAGACCTATAAATAATCTTAGTAGGATCCCCTTTATACTTATTGGGGTTCTTTGGTCTAAATCGACCTTTATATGCCATAATATATTTCTCGCTTTATGTATAAATAACTACAAAAGTAACCGTATTACCATATTTATACGAATATGACGGAACGACAAGGTAAATTGGAATGAGCAACCCTAACATAGTATTACGAAGGCCTTCGGAAATCTCTGATAAAAGATTACACTTTCCTGCGGCACCATATCCGCATGGAATACAAATGATCTTCAAAAAATACGATTACAAAAGCCTTCTTGTTGATAGAGATCCAGCATTTGGGTCTGGATTTATTGACAGAACAACAAGAACTAAAGCTGCACAAGAAGCAAGTGCATCTATTATTGAATTACCAATGCCAACTGCATTACAAGATTCAACAGGATTAATGATAAATGGATTTGAAAGAACATTCGTAGAATCATTTGTGTCCGACGCATTAGCACCAGCATTTTCAGGCGAAGGTGGTGGATTTCAGGACGCAGCTAATGCATTATTTGGAATGGGAGAAGGAGCAGTACAAGGCGCAGCTGATTTAATTGGAGTTATATCAGATCCTTCAAAAGCTGCAAAAGATAGTCAGTTAGGTCAATTAGCAGCACAAGGTAGTAAAGTATTAACCTTCTTTATGCGTAATACATTAAACAATATGGGTTTAGGTAAATCTATTAATGCAGCAACAGGACAAGCAGTTAACCCACAATCAACATTATCATTTGAAGGTGTTAATCTTAGATCGTTTCAAATGGATTGGACTTTATATCCAGAAAGCGAAGGAGAAGCAACCGATATTAAAAATATCATAAGAACAATTAAAAGAGAAATACTTCCAAGGACTCAGTCTTTAACTGGTGATATTGAAGGAGTTGGTGGCGGTAACTTACAATCTTCACTTGCTCGTGCCTTTTTAGAATATCCTTCAGTTTGCTTTATTAATTTATTAGGTATTGATGAATCTTCATTCATTAAATTTAAACCATGTATGGTTGATAGCATATCTGTAGATTATGGACCAAGTGGTGCAATTGTCATTGCTCAAGGTGGTGTACCACAAGGCGTTAAAATATCAATGAGCTTTAAGGAACTTGAAATTCAAACCGCTGAAGATTTCGAGGATAATAATTCGCAGGAGCAACAAAACAATGGCAACTAAGTATTTTGAAAATTTTCCAATTATAGAATATCAAGGAAGAAAAGTTCGAGACATTTCCAGGCGTGCATCTTTTGTTAGAGCAGTAGCAAATAATCCTTATGTATATTATCCTTACACCGTTAAAGAAGGTGAGAGAGCAGAGGACATAGCATTAAATTATTATGGTTCAGTAGATTATGTTTGGCTTGTGTATATGGCAAACAATATTATAGATCCGTATTACGAGTGGCCGATGGATACACAAACGTTTAACGATTACTTGGTAGCAAAATATACGGCCCAGTCTGGAGAGATTGGTGAAGATGTAATTGATTGGACAAAGAACGAAAACATCGACGAAAATATTTTGTATTATATTAAAACAGTTTAGGAATAAAACATGGCAGTTGACAATATTATTTTAGCACCGGAATCATTCCGAACGATTTATCTTCGACGTGAGGACCGTGTTATTATGCGAACTGAGCGTGGTCAAAAGATTATTATTAAAAGGATTATTCCTGAAGATTGGGTACCTTATCGTATCTATGAATATGAAACAATGCTTAACGATAACAAAAAGGAAATCTTTTTATTCGATAATGAGTTCTTACCTCAGCTTACACGAGAATTCAAAACAAGCGTAAGAAGTGAATAATGAGTGAAACTTTCAATCCATCATTTTGTACCATTGAAGAAGCAACCTTAACTTCGGTTGATGAAAGGGTTGTGGACATTACTCCATTAATATATGGTGTAGGTACTTATTCGGCATTATCTGCGTCCGCATTGGTGGGCACAATAGAAGTTTACGATTCAGTAGGTACATTACATAATCATCCATTGCGCGGTGAAGAAAAATTAAATCTAACATTAAAAGGCCATGACTTTCAAACTGAAGTGAGAATCGTCGGTCAGATTATAAAAATTGATAATGTAAAGTCAAATACTGCTGGTGATGGATATTTTTATAATTTGCATTTTGTTACTTTGACATCTTATGAAGCAGGCATACAAAATGTAATTGCTCCTTATCAAAATATGACAGGATCTACTGCGGCGAAATCTGTATTTAAAAAGTACTTTAATAAAGGTAAAACTCTTAATGCTTATGGTGATGTTAGAGAGCTCTTGCCAGTTGAATCCGAAAGATTAAGAATACAAGGTTCAGATAGAAAATTTTATTTAGAGAATTCAAAAAACAAGCTGCATTGTATTATACCTGACTTTACTCCAGCCGGAGCAATGAATTTTTTAGCAAGCAAGTCTTTAGCAACTTCAGCATCACCGTCAAATATGTTTCGTTTCTTTGAAACTTATGATGGATATTATTGGTGTACAGATGAATGGTTATTAAAAAGAGCAAAGGAAAATAAGAAAAAAATTAAAGATTTATATTATATGCCATTTACTGAAAAGGATCCAAGAAAGGCTGAATTAATTTCACAAACTTTAGAAAGCTTTGAAAATACTAATCACGTTAATACGGAGGCTGACCTTGACAGCGGCGCTTATACGAATACGGTATTGGAGATTGACCTTATTACTCATCATATGCAATATCACAATTTTAATTATCAAGAACAAAAAAAGAAATTTAAGCAAATGGGTGGAGCGCCTCAAACTTCAAATGCAGGTGCGGTCCATTCGGATACATTTATTAAGAACACATTTACAAAGGAAAATGCTAATCAAAGTGTAGTGTTTAGAGATTGGCAAGCAGAAGGTACTGAAACTAAACCTGAACAAAAAATAAGAGAACCACAAAATATGGTTGAAATTATACAAAATAGAAAAGCGTATAATCACCATTTAAATAATTCTAAAGTTCAAATTACAATACAAGGAAGATTAGATCTTCAGCCAGGTCAAGTAGTAAATGTTATTGTTCAAGAACCTAATGTTGAATTATCAGAAGAAAATGATGAGAGATTAAGTGGTCTATATTTAGTATCATCGGTAAGTCATTCAATACAAGAAAATCAATTAAATACTTCCGCAGAGATAACAAAATATGATTGGGATAAAGGTGATTTATGATTGATGGAAGTGGAATAAGTAATCCGTTTTTCTTTTTAGGCGTTGTAGAAAATAATGTCGATCCAACAAACGAAGGAAAAGTACAAGTAAGAGCATTTGGTGTACACGGAACAAATAAGGAAATCGAAAACAAAGAATTGCCTTGGGCTATTTGTGCGGCAGGTAATTATGATTCAAATAATCCGCCTCCAAGAATAGGTGCATTTGTTTATGGATTATTTTTAGATGGAAGATTAGCACAACATCCATTAGTGCTTGGATTAATCCCAGGTATGTATAATAAAGAGGCTAATCCTGAAGCAGACGGATATGGTGCTATTCCTGTTTCAGATGCAGACTTATTAGCAGCAGGTTATAGTCCTACAGATTTCAATGCAGGTGGAGGACCTGATAGATTGGCTCGAGCAGAGGATCTATTAGAAACTTACTTGTTGTCTATGGCGGCAAATAAAGTTCACGATCAAAAAATTGGCGGAGAAGAAGATACTTGGTCAGAGCCAGGACCTTCTTATGCAGCAAAGTATCCACACAATAGAGTTATTAAAACATCAAATCATAGTATTGAATTAGACGATACTCCTGGTGCTGAAAGAATTACTATTCATCATAGAGCAGGATCATATATTGAAATTGACTCTAAAGGAACTGTTGCTGAAAGAGCACAAGGAGACCGTTATGAAATCAACATCGGAACAAAACACGAATCGTCAGGTCATAATGTTATTACAATTAACGGTAACTCTCATGTATATGTCAAAGGTAATAAGACAGAAGAAATTGAAGGAGACTATAAACAAATAATTCATGGCAATGCTGAATATGGTGTTGGCGGTCAAATGAATATTAATGGTGGAGAACAAGTACAAATTCGTGGAGCTGATGTAGTTGTTGATGCAAATGTTGGTACTGCTTCTTTACACGCAGAGAAGGAAGTAAGAATTGAAGGCGGAGCTCAACTACAAGCAAAAGCTCAAAATGTAAATATTACTTCTTTATTAGATTTTCAATTATATGCAACAAAGAGTATGAAGATTACTACTCTATGGGATTTCCATTGTCAAGCAAGTAATCATATATTTACATCAAGCGGAGCAGTACCTCCGAATCCACTTAATGGTTCGGCAAACCCAGCAGGAGTAGGATTTAGTATCACGGCACCTGCTATGCATATATTATCAGCAACAGGTAGCTTTAGTGGTATTTGGAATGCAGGTACATTAAATGGTGGAGTTGTAACAGGAACTACTGGAAACTTCGCAGGATTAAACGCAACAGGATTAAACGCAACAACAGCATTGTTCGCAACTGCTTCAGCGGCTGCCTTAAATGCGGCGGCATACACAGGTCCTGTTGGTAGTACTGCTGCTACGGTGGCAGCACCGGTATTTACAATACCAACACTGCCTGCCATCACCTTGCCTGCGACAAGTGTTCCTATATTGGGATACGCATTACCTAACGATGGATCAGGTGTAGCAAAAATGCCAGAGCCACCAGGAAAGAATACCTCAATTGTAGAAAGAGGTTATTTTGCATTAGGACATGCATTAGGTTACTTATCACCAACAGACGATAACGCAAAGGATATCTAATGAGTGATTGTATTGATACAAATGATCAGGTAACGCAAAATCAATTAGCGTTATCATCAGCTGCTTTAGTAGATGGCAGTGGACGATATACTCTTGCACAAGTCGATGCTGCAGCTAAAGAACTTGCAGAAACAATCGTAAAGGATGCTGAAACAAATCCACTTATAGTTGCTGTAAACAAATATGGTGATGATGTATATAAGTCAACTGATTACTTAAACGGTCTATTAAGACAGTTAATTGGAGACACAACAAATTATCCAGACCTAGCTGCAAGATGGGAAAGAGGATCTATTTCAAATCTTGAAATGGCAGACTTCTTACAAGCATATAATTATACACCTCAAGGATTTTTACTTGAAAACAATTATCAAAGACTTGCTCGTAATTTAGATTCATATTACAAAAACGATTTTAGTACAAGTATACTTGGTGGATTTTGTAATGGCTTTGCCAATGTCTTTGCTTCAATTGATGCATTCTTTGATTTGATTGGAACTGTAGGAAATATCATTGCTGACGTATCTTCCTTTATTAATAAAATAAGAACTTATCAAGGCATACAAGATTTAGGAGCCGCAGCATTAATTAAAAAGTTAATTGATGAAGTCATAGAAAAGATTACTGATGTCATTGATAAAATCTTTGCTGAGGTACAAGATAAGATAGACAATTTTGACCCATCAAAAATTACTGCCGGGTTTGAAACATTTTTAGATAAGTCAGTCACTAAAGGCATTATGACAACAAGAGAACAGATGTGCGCCTTCTTTACTGATGCAAATAAAAAGAACTTAAAAGATAAGGTAGTTAATTTAATTAAGTATGCTGTAAGTCTATTTGAAAGCCCAGGACTTGAAGAGATTCAGTTTTTAATCGCAAGAATTTGTTCTTTCGCTGCTAACATTGAAGCGTTAATGAATGATATTAAAAAGCCACTTGACGATTATAATAATAGGTACTCAACTATTGTAAGTCGTCTAAAGAACATTTCAAGAATCAATACTTCTTCCGCTGTGAGAGCAGGAGCTATAAGGTATTCTCCATCAACTAGGCAAGAGGTAATAAATAGATTACAAGGTAGATGGACTGAAGAAGGTGGTAATCAGATTACTAACACAGGCGGACCTGTTAATAATATAAAGCCGATTACCGCTGAAGATTATAAAAGCTTACCAAGATGTGGAAATGTATTTAATGGAAGCTCTGGAGTATTTGGAGTTGACAATAGTGCAGAAGTATTTAATGAAGAGGACGGCGTCGGAATATATGGATATACAAGGGTAGATCTTGATGTTAAAGTATATTTAATGCGGCTACAGGAACAAGTTGGTACCAAGTTGATAATTACCAACGGCTGGATAAGCAAAGCCTACAACAAGAAGATTAAGGGCGACGAACAGAACAGTCATTTGAGTGGTTTGGTCGTTGATATAAGAAAATCAGATTTATCAGATCCTGAAGATTTTATGCAAAGGGCATTAAAAACAGGATTTAAGTTTGTTAAAGAATATGATAAATTTATTCATTTAGATATAAGAGCAATAATTTAATGGCAATCGCAGAATACATATCACCGACAAAGAAGAAGATTAGCTTAAACTCTGATTTTCATAAGGACTTGAAAACGAGTCCAGTGTCAAAAGACCTTGCATTGCTTAAAGACGAAGATTCGGTTAAGGAATCAATTAAGAATTTAATTTTAACGGACCGTGGTGAAAGATTAATGCAACCATTTATTGGTGGCAATATTCGAGCAATGTTGTTTGAGAATATGACACCTGGTACTCTAAAACTTATAGAAGACAGAGTAACGTCCACAATTGAAACATACGAACCTCGAGCTCAATTACTTAATGTATCAGTTAGTAACAGTTCAGATGAGTCGACTGTTTATGTTGGTATAACATTCTTTGTTCGCAATGTTCAACAACCAATTCAATTAGACGTTATTTTACAAAGGAATAGATAGAGATGGCAAATCCAAAAACTCCAATTACAGAACTTGACTTTGATTCAATAAAGACTCAACTCAAGACATATTTACAAACACAAACGCAATTCAAAGATTATAACTTTGAAGGTTCTAATATGTCCGTCTTATTAGACGTACTTGCGTTTAACAGTTATCAAAATAATTTCTATACTAATATGGCAATGAACGAAATGTTTCTTGACTCTGCCGTCCTCAAGAACTCAATTGTTTCTCACGCCAAAGAATTAAATTATATTCCAAGATCACGTAAATCAGCAAAGGCTGTTGTTACAGTTAGTATTAGAAGAGAGCAAACCGAGTCAACAATTACAATTCCAAAGTATGCTGATTTCTCAATTACACATAAAGGTGAAAGTTATAACTTCATTACAGACCAAGCATATGTAGCAAGACGTGTTCCTAAAGCTCTAGATGATACAACACCAGGAAATGATTTTGTTGTTGAAGGAGTTGAAATCTTTGAAGGAGAAATTTTACAAAGTTTCCAAAGAGAAGGATTTATTGTAGATGCTGATGGAGTATTAAGAGTTAATTTAACAAACAACGAAGTAGATACTGATTCTATTGTTGTGTTTGTTGATGCTGAACAAACTGATGACCAAAACGTATTTACAAGAGCCAATACTATTTTTGGTGTAAGACCTACAGATAAAGTATTTTATTTAGAACCTTATCTTGATGACAAGTATGCAATTTATTTTGGTAAGAATCAGTTTGGTTTACAGCCTGAAGAATTTGAGGATGTAAGAGTAAGATATAGAATCTGTTCAGGTGAAGAGCCAAATGGTGCTGGACAAAGTGGTACATTTAGTGCATCATTTATTGAAGGCGGTACTATTACGGTTACAGTAACACAACCTGCGACTGGTGGAGCAGAACGTGAATCAATGGAATCTATTCGATACTTTGCTCCTAAGGCTTTACAAATTCAAGAACGTGCAGTCACAACATCTGATTACGAAGTACTATTACAACAAGCATTCCCAGAAATTAAAGCAGTCTCTGCATACGGTGGAGAGCAATTAGATCCACCTCAATACGGAAGAGTTGCTATTTCAGTATTCTTAAATGACGACACTGAAATTGTTTCATCAACATTATCAAATTCATATCTTTCTTATTTAAGTGAAAGATCACCATTGGGTATTGAGCCTATCTTTGTTCAAACACAATTCGTTTACGGTGATATGAATGTAGCAGTAAAATATAGTAGAAAGAATACTGAAAAGACAAGTGCTGAACTTGAAGTATTAGTAAGAAATGCAATTGCTAAATATTCTGATGATAACCTCGAAGATTTTAATAAGACATTAAGAGTATCAAAACTTTCAGGTATTATTGATAACCTAGACCCAGGTATTGAAAGTAATGAAATTACAGTGTTACCTATTATTGAGTATTCACCTCCAGTTAACTTCAATACAAATCCTAAGTTTAGATTTGAGTCTGAATTAATTAAACCTTATCCTTATAAAGCAGCAAACGGCTTCGTAGATTATAAACCTGCGATTAAGTCAACTCCATTTGATGTTAATGGTACTTGTGTATTCTTACAAGATGATGGCCAAGGTAATATGATGTTGATTACTGATGAAATAACAAACCCACAAATTATTAACCCAACTGCGGGAACTGTGGATTACGAAACAGGTGAAGTTAGATTAACAAACTTTATAGTAGAAAGTTATACAGGATCTGCCATTAAGTTTACGGCAAAGACAAAAGATAATGATGTTAAGGCACCAAAAGGAAGAGTGTTTATATTAAGAGACACCGATGTTAAAACAACGATGGAACTTCAGGAATTCTCAAGACCGATAGCAACACAGTCGGCAACGAATCCACCTAACACTACAACTACTGCCTCATCATCATCGTATTAATAAGAGAGAAGAGTAATGCCTCAGGGTGATATTGAAAAAAATATTTCGCTTTTTATAAAGCAACAATTTCCTGCGATATATCGTGAGGATGGTCCTGAGCTTGTTCAATTAGTAGAAGACTATTACAAATTCTCTGAGACTCAAACAGATCAACATATCTATCAACAAAGAAGATACTTTGAAAATAAGGATATTGATACTACATTAGAGAATATGATTATATTCTTTAAGAAAAAGTTTCTTGCTGATCTTCCACTTAAATCTGATATTATAAAGTTTATTGTTAAAAATATTCTTGACTTATATCGCTCAAAAGGTACTGCTCGTGGTATAGAATTATTCTTTGCGATATTCTATCAAGAGTTCGATATTGAAATATTATATCCTTCTGAAAAGATGGCCAAAGTTTCTGATTCAGAATGGAGACAAGGCGTTTACCTACAAATGTTTTCTAATAACGGTAAATTCTTTTCGGAAGCTGGAAAACAATATACTTACTTTGATTTATTATCTCGTAATATTAAAGGTACTACATCAGGTGCAATTGCTGCCGTCCGCTCGGTTAACTTCTTTATCTTAAATGGTATTAAAACTCCTGTCGTTTATCTTGATGATATTAAAGGTAACTTTCAAAAGTTTGAATACATACGAACAAAAATATCAGGCGAGCAAGTAACTTTTGGACAAATTAATGGATCTCTATCAGGATTTGTACCTGACACAACTGGTGCAAATACCGTATTCCAAACAGGAGTTGAAGTAGGTGCTGTTTATGATGTCAAACAAAAAGATGGATATGCAGGACAAGCAATCGTAACAAAAGTTACCAATGATTTAACAGGAAGAATTAATTACGAAGTTGCAGATGGAGGATATGGTTATACACTTGAAGATACTCGCCTATTAGTTTCAAACCAATCTCTTATTACTGATAACAACCCTTATAGATACATTGTAGGAGAAACCGTTCAAGACCAACAAACAAACACAGGTACCGTAATAGGACAAAATATTGGTGCAGTTGGTTTCAGAATGGATGCAGGAAAGGCATTTGATTTAAATAGTGTTATAACAACGACTCGTGGTTCAAACGAAGTTGTAGTTACAGTAAACACTGCTGGGAATGAAATAACCACAAAAAATGAAACGTCTCCTGGTCAGTTATATCCCGACACAAACAACCCCGATCATGTTAAAGTTTCTTCACTTGCAGATACATCTGTTGCATCTGTCATTACTGATGTTGTTTCACCTTATGTAAGTGTGAATATTAATGCAGCTGATTATGGTGCAGTTACTCCAATGTCAGGAACTGCTTCACCTGTTACTTTATCAACAGCATTAGAAGATGCATTTGATATTCAAGATTTAACAATTGGTTCTATTGTAGGATTTCAAAATCTTAACCCAGGCGACGGATATGTTAACGATGTGTTCGCAATTGCTAAAGATGATACATTTAACATATATGATCGTAAGAATCAAATTATATCATTTACTGATTCAGGCGATGCAGGTGTATTTTCAATTGGTGATAGAGTACAAGAACAGTCAACTAATATTAAAGGTGTTGTAAAATCAGTAAATACCGAAGCGGGGTCAATCACCGTTACTCCATTTGATTATTATGGATTTACTGGAAACGATGTTTATAAGGAAGGCACTCCCACTCAAATATTTGATGTGATTGCTGTTGAACGAGATTATAGTAATTCAGATCCTCTTGGAGAAAATGCAATTATTAATACCGATACTTCATTTGCAGTTGGTGTTGTTGAAGAAGTTGCGATTTTACAATCAGGGTTTGGATATGTAGATTATTTGAAAGCAGGTAAACCTTTATCTGAAATTAATACCTTTGCGACAGGTCAAGGCGAATTAAGAGATGCAAATAATGCTATTGTTGTGCAAGGAAGAATTGAAGCTGATAGGCAAGGCATAACCGCTGGATATTGGGCAGGAGAGAATTCTCACCTAAGTGGTTATAAACCAATTGACAGTACAAATCCTTCTTTATATTATTATGATTCTGGAGCAAGGATTCAAGATAGTGATTACTTCCAGGAGTATTCATATCAAATTAAATCCACTTTACCATTACAAGAATATGAAGATTTGTTAAAAGAAAGTGTTCACCTAGCAGGATCAAAACTATTTGGTGACTTTATATTCAAAGCAAAAATTGATTCGACAATCAGACCAAGATTCTTAAGATTATTTAATGACCAAGGAACAGGCTCACCATTAGACATTGCTGATATAGCAACATTACGAGCTTCAATTACAAACTTTACCGCGGATAGTACATTCGTTTCAGCCGACCACGAACCTGGCGGAACAGGCGGACTTACCTTAAGTGCAAATTCAAATTTAAACATAACAAAAAATTGGAGCCAAGGTTTCTTTGATTATGAAGTAACAGTACAAATGCCTTCAGCAGGTTCAGCTCCTTACCCAGTTGCTATTTTATTACATGGAGCAGGTGGTAACGGTGCAGGTATGATTTCTCAATATGCTTCCGTATTACCAGGACATGTATTAGTCGCAGTAGACGGTTATAATGATACATGGAATATTTCAAATGAGGCAAGCAACGGTCCTGACATTGAAATGTTAAATGATTTAATTACTAAGCTGAAACTTTATAATAATGTTGATAAGACCAAGTTTAGAATTTTAGGATTCTCAAATGGTGGAGCACTTGCATTAAGAGCTGCTGTAGAAATAACTGCACCAGAAGTTGATGTTATTTTATGTGGAGGATCACAAACTAATGACGATCAATACAGAGGTGGTTATTTCTATTATCCAGCAGATGAAGAACTTACAGGTGATGCATATGCTAACGATGGATATGATACAGTTAAAAACCCAATACCTCAAAGAAAAATAGTACAATTCAATGGAAGAAACGATACAGTTATTCCATATAACGGTGGTGCTAACTTTACAGGTATGACTCACTTGAGCGCTCCAAATAGTGCATTTGCATTTGCTCAAGCACAAGGATATTCAGGTAGCCAATCAACAGGTACCTCATATGGAACAGATTCTTTCATCGTTGATTACGGAGATGTCATATTTATGAACGACGATGTAGGACATACAGTTTCAGCAGATATGAGAAACCTCATTAATAAATACCTGGAAGATAATTACAATATAACTTATTAATAATAAATATATAAAAATTTTTAGGAAAACGCTATGGCCAAGCAAACAATTAATATCGGTGTATCCGCAAATGACGGGACAGGTGATCCGTTAAGGAATGCATTCGATAAAACAAACGATAACTTTAATGAGTTATACCTAGCATTAGGTAGCTCAACAAATCCAATTAACTTATTTGATGTGAATGGAAACATTGATTATCAAAATAAGCCAAATAAGATATCATTCTTATATTCAACGGAAGCAGAATTACTTGCGGTGGATCCATCATCATATCATGGATCTATCGGACACGCTCATTCCACAGGAGCATTATATTATGCCCACGGAGAATGGAGAAAATTATTAACCGACACTTCAGGCGGATCAGTAACAAATTACACAGACCCACTTAACTCATTTGTATATTCGGCCAATATATTAAATAGTGAAGTTGATGGTTATGTTCTTGGTACGAGCGCAAACGGAAGTTATAGTTGGGTTGAAATGACAAGCGGTGGTGGTGGCGGTGGTGGATCATCATTTGCTAATACTGATATTGATTCCCACTTAAATACAAGTACAGCACAAAGTAACGAAGTATTATCTTGGGATGGTTCAGATTACGAGTGGGTTGCTCAATCATCAGATGCATTTACAACAGTCGCAGTAGGTGGAGTTAACATTCAAGCATCAGGCGGTGATACATTAAATATTGTCGCAGGATCTAATATTACATTAACTGCTAACTCTGCAACCGATACAGTAACAATTGCGGCATCAGGTGGTGGTGGAGGTTCAAACAGCGTTAACTTAAATAGTGTTGATGCTGGAATTCTTAATGTTACCGCAGATAGTATTGCATTTATTGATGCTGATGATTCAGGTAATACAAAGAAAGAATCAGTAGCAGACTTTGTTGCTTCAATCGCAGGTTCAGGTTTAACTGCTTCTTCAGGTCAATTAAGTGCAGCCGCAGGTTATGCTAACTCTGATGTTGATTCTCACTTAAATGTTTCAAGCGCAAGTAATAATCAAATATTATCTTGGGACGGTTCTGATTATGCTTGGGTTGCCGATGCAACAGGCGGAGGCGGTTCTTCAACCTTAGCTGCTTTATCTGAAATTAATACAGCGGATCTTGATGTACACGATGTTGCTTTCCCAGCAACAACAGTTCACGTTATAACACCAAACGGTTCGTCATCATGGCGATCAGATCATTATGGTACAGCGGACAATCCGACACTATATGTTAATGCTGGAGAAACAATTGCATTTGATTTAACAAGTGTTACTTCATCACATCCATTTCAAATTAATACAGCAGGTGGATCTGCATATGATACAGGACTTGTTCATATTGCTCCTGACGGAACAAGAACAACAGGTAGTGCCGCACAAGGCAAAGTAAGCGGTGTATTATATTGGAAAGTACCTGGTAGTATAAGCGGAACTTACAAATACATATGTCAAGTCCACGCTGGTTCAATGATTGGCGATATTGTAATTGCTGACCCATCATCTAGCGGAGGCAGTGGTGCCTCAAGAGTTCAGGAAGCAGAAACAACTGGCTCTATTGCAGACGGTGCTTCAGGTTCAGTTCAATATGCAACACTAGGCAAATCATTTGCGTTACAAAAAGTTCAAGTTGACAAAGAAGCTTGGATAAGAATATATTCCGATACAGCATCAAGAACAGCTGATGCAGGTAGAACACAAGGAACGGATCCAGCTGATGGGTCTGGTGTTATAGCAGAATTTATTGCCACTTCGGCAAACACAACATTTAAAGTTACTCCTTCTATTATGGGTTGGCTTGATAATTCAGAAACGGAAGTTCCTGTAGCAATCCAAAACAATTCAGGAAGTGCAGGTACAGTAACAGTTACTATTGACGCATTAAAGCTTGAGAGCTAATAAATGAGTAAACGTATTCATAACATATTACTTGAGCCAGGAACAGACGAAGCTGCCTTTCTTTCAAACGAAGCAGCAGGCATGGAAGTATTAAATAACTTTGATCTCTGGGATGGTATGATATGTATGAATTTAACAGACCCTGAGGCAGAAATACTTAGAGGAGTTTCTTTTGTTATTGAGGTTGCTCCTGAACGAGACGTTATAGAACATTCATATCCTTCTTCAACACCAAGATACGAAAGTGGTACAGTAACATATAGAACAAGATATAATCCATCAGGCGGTTCTAATGGTGCACAGTATACAGGTATGAATATGTATCTTTCTAGTGAATTTGATCCTGTGGCAGGAGCATCTCCTCCATTAGGTTACTTTGGTGATTATCAATTTGACGATACAGTTAAGTCTAATTTTCTTGGAGAGTATGTAGATATTGTTGCGATTGAAGCCGGTTCTCCAGCTGCAGGAAATGCAGGACATGAAAACCATGTTGACTTCCAAGAGTTTGATTCTACGGACTCTAAATTTGTTCCTATGGATTGGTCAACAGTTTCAAGTGCTTTAAATGATGCAAGAAATAATCAAGTAACGAATAATAATACAAATTGGTTCTCAAGTCATGCAATTGGAGTATTAAGTGCAGCAGGTGGTAAATATTGTGGATGGGGTAAAAAATCAACATTAAGAGTTATCTATTTGTCGGACGGTGTTACAAATGCTTATTATGGAGTTCTTCAATGGCATATTGATAAACCAGTAAATCCGGCAACAGGAGTTAAAAACGCAACAGTCGTAACTGGGGCATGGGGATATTCTGGTGTTGAGCACGAAAGATTTTATCGAGTTGATGAAATTAATTCCCTTGAAGTATATGATTCAGCCGGTAATATGTCGACAATTAATAGACCAACAGGAACAGGTTCTGCTCAAAATTTGAGCTTTACTGCTTCTGCGTCCGACTCAAGTAATTATCAAGTAAGTGGAACAGATAGGAACGGTTCAGTTTCAGGTAATGACCCAACAATTAATATGGTTGTTGGTGATACAATTAATATGACAAATAATGCATCGGGTGGACACCCAATGTATTTCAAAACAGCTTCTGTAACAGGAACAGGAAGTCAAGTTACTGGAGTGACTGGTGCAGGCACAAGTTCAATGAGTTGGACACCGACTGCAGCAGGTACATATTATTACATTTGCCAATATCATGGTTCAATGGTTGGTCAAATTATTGTGACAGAATCAACACCAGCTGGGTGGGGTTCTGACTTAACACCATTTACAGATAACTTAATCATTCCAAGAGTCGTTGAAGATCCTATAGATGGTAATGATTATTGGATGATATCAGTTCCTGACCAAACTCGTTATTCTACATTTGATACAGTAATGGGTCAATATAATTCTTACAATGGAATTTATCATTTTAAGAGTGCAGGTAACAATGCTCACGTTGCAGTGAATCCTGATGACCCAAGATGGAACAATAAAATTAATATTGACGGCAGTGCAAATGGAGTGTTAAATACTTTGGACACCGATGGTCGTAATCAATTTACCGATATTGTTACTGGGTCAACATTATCTTATTATGTATTAAGATCAGAAATTGATGGTGGAGATAATCAATTTACAATTGCTGCTTGTCAACAAGATGAAACAAATAGACTCATGGATGATTACAGTAATCGTGGTCCTCAGATTGATTTTGCGGCTTACGGTGCTTATACATGGACAAGTTATCCAACACTAACACTCTCTGATGGAAATTGGGGATACTTTAGTGGAACAAGTTGTGCTGCTCCTGTTGCTGCAGGTTGTGCAACAGTATTTTTAGATTGGTATTTTACTCAGCGAGGAGTATATCCAAGCATTGCTCAATTAAAAGCATTGATGATAAAACACTCAAAAGAAAATTTAATTGGTGAAAATTTAATTGACTTTAGTAATATACCTTCAGCTGGTGATATATCTTCAACTAAATTATATAATTCATCTGAAGTAAATCGAGTTAAAGATAACGATTATCAAAATGGTGGAGCTGATTTAACAGAACTATACGGAACACCTGCGTTAAGAGTACATATTCCTTGGGGAATTCGTATGGGAAGCGGTAAATATATCGCAGGCGGTTCAGAACAAACATCTGAAGGAAGAAGACCTGTATCGGGCCGAGCATGGCCGCGACCAAAGGTATCATTCTCTTCTTAAGTAATTTGTAATAAATAAACTATAATATATAAGAGCGAAAGCGGAAACATGGAAATTCTAACAAACAACTTCAAGAGCGATCTTAATAAACTTTTTGTTGCCGATGTAGAGGCAAACCAAAATTTTTATATGTTCGTTTCTACTATTGGGAATTTTAATCCTGTAGATTCTGCCGTGTCTCAAAATGAATTCTTAGAGAATACATTATTTGGCAAAAAGATTAAAAACGAAGATATTAATTTTATGATTAAGTACTATCCTTGGCAAAGAGGACAGTCTTATGCTCAATACGATGATACTCTTGATTTAGACGGATTGAAATTTTATGCAGTTGTTGGACCTAATGATAATGACACTGGTGATTATAGAGTTTATAAATGTTTAGATAATAATCGTGGTGCAACTGCTGAATCACCACCTACATATGATTCCGCTAATGTAAATCAAATTTATGAAACAGCTGACGGATACGTATGGAAATATATGTATCGTTTAACTACATTACAATTTGAAGCATACAATGCTTTAGGTTATATTCCAATTGACCCAACAGCAAATACGGCACCCACTGAAGTTGTTGGTGGCGGTATGTCTGATATTCAAGTAGAAAATGCATTAGATAATAATGGTTATTTTGAAAAGACTGCATTCACAACAGGTATTGATGTATCTACTTCAACACTTACAATACAACCTGTAGAGCTTGATTGGGGTAAAGAAGATGATTATTATGTTGGTCATTATGCATATATTACAAATAATGTAGATAATGTTTCAAACCTTTTTAGAGTTAAAAGTTATTATTATAACGAAACAACAACTCGAGTTGATCTTGTGTTAAGTCCTGAAGTTTCAAATCCAACTATAGGAATTGTAGAAGGTGCAACTCAAGCAAACCCAATTGTGATTACTTCTACTGCTCACGGATTAAGTACCGTAAAGAATCAACCAGTAAGATTTAAAAATGTATTAGGAATGACTGAATTAAACGATGCAAATAATGATGGCACTCCAGTATATTATGCAAAAGTTTTAACTGACGATACATTTGAATTATATTCTAATGCAGCTGCTACAGTATCAGTAGACGGAACTGGATTTGGAGCTTATGATACAAGTACAGGAACATTTAATGGAGATAGAGATTTACAAGTTTCCGATGTCAAAGCTTCTTCAAACATTCGTTTATTTCCAAGAATAGATATTATTGGTGATGGAACAGGAGCTGTAGCAATTCCTGAAATATCGAGTGGAAAGGTAAATTCAGTAACGATATTAAATAGAGGCACAGGATATAGAAATGCAATTGCTACTTTAGTCGATCCTGCGAATGGCTTTGCACCTGAAGATCAACTTACACAAGATGTAAGAGCAACATTAAGACCTATTATTGAACCTGCTGGAGGCCATGCTTATAATTTATTTGATGAATTCAAATGTAAACATTTTTCAATGTATGCCTATATTACAGCAGAAGATAATACAAAAATTGGTGATGTAAATACTTATGGTGCTATTGGTATCGTAAGACAGCCTACATTCATAGATGTAGGTGATGGAACATGGAGAAGCGGTCAAGCAAATACTGCTCCTGTACCTGATGTATTCGATAATAGAATAGCAATCGTAACAGATGAATACGCAAAATTAACAGCAAATAGTACAATCACACAAGTTGATGGAAGTAATGAAGTTACATTCGTCGCCAAAGTGCATGAAATAGATGCAGCGGCGAATACAGTATATTTGGCAGAATATCTAGGACCTTATGTGAATAACCGTGTAGATGGCAATAAAGATACATCTTTTAATCCTAATTTGACAATTAGGACAGACGGAGGACAGACAATCACAATAAATAATCCTATAGCCAATAATGTTGTCTACTCAGATTATATACAAAGATCAGGCGAAGTATACTTCATGGAAGACTTCTTCCCATTAGCAAGAACCGATCTTTCAAGAGAAGAATTTAAGTTTGTACTGGAATTTTAAGGAACGTAAGTAAAGATGCCTATTAATAAAAATTTAAACCAAGCACCATACTTCGATGACTACGATGTTGAGAAGCAGTTCTATCGAGTTATGTTTAAGCCTGGGTTTGCTATACAGGCAAGAGAACTTACTCAACTGCAAACCATGCTTCAAAATCAGGTTGAGCAGTTTGGTGATAATATATTCAAAGAAGGTTCAATTGTAAAGGGATGTAACTTTACTGAACTCGATGATTTGCAGTTTGTTAAAATTAACGATGTTCTCGGTGGATTTAATGCCACAGAATATATTAGTAGAACAGTAACGACTACAGATACAACAGGTCAAGAAGTTGAGCTTGATTATGTTTACGAACTTGTTGGACAAAACACAGGTTTGAGAGCAACGATAGTTCAAGCATCAGTTGGTTTCCAAACAAGACCACCAGATCTCAATACTTTTTATATTAATTACTTAAATACAGGTGCCTCTGCATCTCAGTTTCAGGCCGGTGAACCTTTAGTTATTAACCTATACAAATTCAAGGTTGGTACAACAACTGATGCCTTGGCTCCTTCTCAGGTCTTATCAGGTATCTCAGTAAGTGCAGGTATATCAACGCCACACGTTGGTAAGTCTTTCGGTATTGAAGCTGCACCTGGTATTATATTCCAAAAAGGTCATTTTATATTTACAGCTTCACAGAGATTAGTTGTAGAAAAATATTCTGATATTCCTAACGATAAGTCTGTAGGTTATTTAGTTAATGAAAGTTTAATTAATTCATTACAAGACGCATCTTTATACGATAATGCAAATGGTTCTAAAAATGAAAACGCGCCAGGTGCTGACAGATTAAAACTAACTCCTGTATTAACAGTACAAGATACTTCAACAGCAACCGCTAACTCAGACTTCTTTACATTAATTCGTTATCAGAACGGTAACGCAATTACAGTACGAGATGTATCACAATACAATGTATTAGGTGAGGAACTCGCAAGAAGAACATACGAAGAATCTGGTAACTATATTTTAGAAAACTTTCCTTTAAGTACTGATGATCGCGGTAGTGATGTTAATGTATTAGTAGGAACAGGAGTTGCATATGTCAAAGGATACAGAGTCGAAAATTCAGGCGAACGTTCTTTCGTCATTGACCAAATTGTTGGAACTGAAGAAACTGAAAATCAAAGTGTATCAATGGACTACGGCAATTACGTTGATATTACAGGTTTCAGTGGAAGGTTGGACCTTGATCACACTGATGTTACTTTACAAGATGCAAGCAGTAATGTCTTAGGTACGGCAATCGCAACAAATTTAACTCCAACAAGAGTTTACTTATCAGCAGTACGAATGAATGGTGCTGCAGATATAACATTACTTGATAGAATCACCGACGGTAATGGATATGTTTCAGTATCTACCAGAATTCAAGAAGCGAGCAAAAGACCATTAATTTTTGATACAGGATTAAACAGCCTATTTGGAACTAATGATACATTAATACCTGTAAGAACTCAAGAGGCCGCTACTCATTCAGGAGGTACTATTACTTTATCCGCTGATCCAGGCGAAGATTATAATTGTAATAACGATGATATCTTAGTAGTAGATTCAACAAGTACACAGTACCCAGTGATAAGTAAATCAACAAGCTTAAATAATTCACAGCTTGATATTACGATTTCATCAAGTGCTGCAACTAACGTAACGGTTTATTATAACAAAAGATTAATTGGATCCTCAGGTGGAGTTGATCCTTATAATAAAGTTGTTAAAGAACCTTATGTTAAAGTTAACTATGTTGCGTCAACTGACCAATATAGTTTAGGACTGCCCGATGTATTTAAGATTCAGTCAATCGTTGATGCGTCAAACGAAGATTATACAAATAGCTTTAGATTAAAACCAAATCAAAAAGATACTTATTATGATCTTTCTTACATGGAATATATTGAAGGCAGACCAAAACCAGGAAACGGTGTTCTTACAATTAAGATGAGCGTATTCCAACCTTCAACAAATACAGGTGAGTATTTCTTTACAATTAATAGTTACCCAAATACATTAGAGAGATATGAAATTCCAACTTATGTATCTTCCGCAGGTAAAGAATTTAATTTAAGAGAATGTTTTGACTTTAGACCTTATGTTGATATAGATCACCCATCAGGATCTGCTATCTATGATGATGCAACTGCAGGCGCTGCGGAAACAATTACAACGCCTGTTGGATCTAATTCAATTACATTTGCTGATTTAGGTGTACCTTTATTACCTGCTGCTTCACAAGCAATTACAACTGACATAGAATTTTATCTATCAAGAATAGATACTATTGTTTGCGATTCTTATGGAGAGATTAGTTTAATTAAAGGTGAAGAAGATAGATATGCAATACCACCAAAGATAAGTACAGACCAAGTAGCAATTGCGAATGTTCAAATCCCAGGATTCCCTGCTCTATCTAAAAAGCAAGCCGATGTTCTTCGTAAACAAGATTACGCAATTAAGCCAAAAGCCACAGGTGTTAGAAATTATACAATGAAAGATCTTCATTCTTTAGAGAAGAAGATTGATAACATGGCATATTATATTTCATTAAATCAATTAGAGTCTGATACTTCTAATTTGGTTATTCGTGATGAGAATGGTTTATCAAGATTTAAGAATGGATTTGTAGTAGATCCATTTAATAATTTATCCTTAGGTGATGTAAACAATCCTAAGTTCAATGCTTCGGTTCCATTTAATCAAAAGATTTTAACACCGTCACTTAAAACTTTCCCATTAGATTTGAAATATGAATCTTCTACAGGTGCTTCGGTATTCCCAAGTTCAAGTGAAGGTAAGGTAGCAACAATCGGAAGAAATAATAATGTTGATATTATATCTCAGCCTTATGCTTCAAATTATAGAAATTGTGTAAGTAATTTTTATAAGTATGTAGGTGATGGAGTTATTTCTCCACCTTACGATGCTGCTTACGATACAACAGTAAATCCTGCTTCAATTGATATTGACTTAACAACTCCGTTTGAAGATTTCGTTGATTCAATTCAAGAATTCATTCCTATGACGGATGTATCTTCAGAAGTAATCTTTGAAAGAGATCGTGGTCGAAGAGGAAGACGTGGTGCAGGAATTGAAACCACAACATTCACAACAAGAACAAGTGAAATTAATATTGATAGTTCCAATATTGAGATAGAAAATATTGGTGAGTTTGTTTCTGACTTTAGATTCCAACCTTATATGGCAGGTAGAGATATCAAAGTTTATATGTCAGGATTAAGACCAAATCAACAACACTATTTCTTCTTTGATGGAGTTGATGTTAATTCTCACGTTGCACCAGGATCGGTTACTGCTGATTCAGTAGGCGCCGTTCAACGATACGGAGATAAAGGCTCGGCAGTATCAACAGATGCAAATGGTGTATTAAGAGCAGTATTTAGTTTACCACCAGAAACATTCTTTGTAGGTGATAGAGTATTAGAAATTGTTGATGTTAATAATTATAGCAGTATTGATTCTGCTTCTACCTCAAAAGGATTCGTTACATATCGAGCATATAACTTCAGTGTTGAGAAAACAAGCTTAACAACTTCAACAAGAGCTCCAACATTTGATGTTAACACAACGACAACAACAAGAAACGTTGCACGTCGTATTCGAGGTAGAGATCCACTTGCACAAACATTCTTTATTAAGAAAGGTATGGGTGCAGGTAGCAATTCAGTTTACTTATCAGAGATTGATGTTTACTTCAAGCGTAAGCCTTCAACAACAGAAACAAACGATAACGCAAATGCGGCACTAAACGGTGTAACTGTTCAAATAAGAGAAGTTGTAAATGGTTACCCAACAAATCAAATTTTACCATTCTCCGCAGTTCATAAACTACCTGCGGCAGTAAATGTATCTGAAGATGCTTCAGCGGCAACAACATTTGCTTTTGAAGCACCGGTTAGATTGGATGTTGAAAAAGAATATGCAGTAGTTGTTCAGCCTGATGCATCAGATCCTAATTATTTAATTTATACTTCTAAAGTTGGCGGCGTTGATTTAACACCTGGTTCAACTCAAGGTTCTTCTATTACTCAGGATTGGGGAGATGGTGTTCTATTTACCTCGACCAACAACTCAGCTTGGAAATCATATCAAGACGAAGATATTAAATTTACATTAAAAAGACATAATTTTAATTCTTCAACTGGTTCAGTCGTAATGACAAATAACAATAATGAATTCTTTACGGTAGACAATCTTACAGGAAGATTTACTCCAGGTGAAACAATTTATCAGGAAAAATCTGGTTCACCAAGTACAGTAGGAGCTACTCAAGGAAGCGCTATTATAACTGGCACAAGCCTTGATACAATTTATGCTGCTGATGAATTTGTTAAAATTACATCGGGATCTAATGTAGCTGTTCTTCAAATTCTTTCAGTTGACAGTCCTACACAATTAACATTAGTTGCTCCTTGGGGATTTGCTACCGCGGTTTCAGCTTCAATGTTGCCGGTCGTAGCAGGTACATTAAGTTATTACAATTTAAGAAATCCTTTTGAAATGCATTTGGAAGATTCGTCTGCTAGTACTGCTAAAGCATTCGCATCAAGTTCTCTTATTAAAGGATTGGACTCAGAATCTACGGCAAATGTAGTATCGGTGGATAATATCAATTTAAGTTATGTTCAGCCGATGATTATGAAGGCTGCTGATAATACAAGTAAGACTTCATTAAGCGGTACATTTGTTCCTATAGACAATGTTAACATTACATATAATACACCAATGAGATTTAACGATAATAATTATTTCTCAGAAGATGGTGTTGTTGTATATAGTAAATCTAACGATCCTGGTGGTTCAAAACCATTTAGAATTAATGTTGCATTAGAGAATGGCGGTAATGTAACTTCAACACCATTCGTTGATATTGAAGCATCTAAGTTAATTGCTTATCAATATAAAATTACGAATGATGCAAATACAACAGCAAGATATATTTCAAAAACAATTGAGCTTGCTGAAAGTTTAGATGCTGAAGATTTCCATCTAACATTAACAGGATACCGTCCAACAGGAACGGATATTAAGTGTTATATCAAACCACAAAACGGTTATGATAATGACGACTTTGATTCAATTCCTTGGATAGAATTAGAATTGTTTGAAGGTGTTGGTGTATTCTCAACAGTTTCAAATATAAACGATTACAGAGAATTTAAATTCAGAGTTGCTAACGCAAATAAGACAGGAGGATTTGTAAGTAGTGCATTAACATATACAAGCAATTCCGGAGTATTCGAAGGATTTAAGAGATTCGCAGTTCGTATAGATATGCTATCTCCTAATATTCATAACGTACCTACCCTGAAAGATTACCGTGGCATCGCACTAACTTAAGGTATTTGTTATGAATGATATAAAACGAGATCAAAAAACCGGAGCAGTATTAAGTACTGATGCTGTTGCTCTCAATAAATATAAAATAGAAAGAACCTATTATCGCAAAGTTGATAGAATACAAAATGACCTTTTAGAGATTAAGCGCAGTATAATTGAAATCTATGAACGAATAGAAAGATTGGAAAATAACTAATGGCCAAACCAAATATAGCAAACATTACAACGGCACAAACATTTCAAACATGGTTTGATAAAACCAATGAAATGGTTAATCTGTTTAAGACCGATGTTATCACTGCTTCATCAGGAGGCGACACGACGACAGGTAATGCTACTCTTGTTGGTAATTTTACTGCGTCCAATTTAATAGCTTCAACTCAAGTTACGACTAATACGATTGGAGCAGGATCGTCAGCGGTTATTAATTTTTCGGATCCTATTCAAGTAACAAGTGGTACTTCAGTCGCGGCAACATTCTTATATACAGGAACAGGCGGACAAACAAGATATACTGATGGTGCAATATCTTGGGACATAGGTCATGATTCTGATGGCGGTCATACATTTATCATTGACACAGGAACAGGTCAAAAGAAATTTCAGTTAACCGCAGCAGGTACTTTAACAGTACCTAATGTTATTGTTACCGAATCATTATCGGCAAATAGTTTATCATTAGGTTCAGGTGGATCTGGATTAAACACAGATGATATTACTGAAGGATCTACAAATTTATTTTATACTGATACAAGAGCAAGAGCAGCATTTACTGGTGGAGACGGTATTAATGTTTCATCAAGTGGTGTTATATCATTTGATGGAGAAGGTGAACTAAACACTTATCAAGGTAACGAGTTTATTACTACAGGCTCAGTCAGCGGAAATGAAGCGGCGCTTGTAACAGGTTCACGATTAAGTGGTGTACCTATTGGAACACTTAAGTCAGAATGGTCAGGTAATAACTATAATGTATTACAATGGCTTCCTAGTGGAATAAGTGTAACAGGTTATGGACAGTTTACCGACGATGTAAGAGTTACAGGTGGAGATGTTGTAGTAAGAAATAGTTCAAACGCTATTGTTGCATATATGAGTGAATCAGGTGCAGGATACTTTACAGGAGATGTAACAACAAACGGTTCAGCATCAGACGAAAGATTAAAGGAAAATATTGTTCCTCTCCAAAAAGGATTGGAAGAAGTAGAACAAATAAAGACATACACGTTTAATTATAAAGACAGACCTGAGGATACACTTCCTGGTGTAATTGCTCAGGAAATTGAAAAGATTTTACCGGAAGTAGTTTATGATATTGAAATGGAAGACGATACTTACAAAGCTGTAAGATATCAACAAATTGTGCCAGTACTTATTGAGGCAATTAAAGAATTGAGTGATAAGGTAAATGTTTTACAAAACCTTCTTGAAAACAAAGGTTAATTTGAGATTGGTCTTATAAATAATAAGTAATACCAAAGGGAAAGAGTTAAATGGCAAAGATTTCAGAATTACCTCCGATTACCGGTGCAAATACCAGGTCTGAAGATCTGTTCGTTATTGTCAACCTTGTCCAAGGTGACGATGGCACCAGTAATATTACAAGAAAGGAACTTGTTGAAGCAATTCAATACGAAACTTTCTCGAGGATCAAAATCACTGGGGGAACAATCTCCGGTGTTGTCATGTCAGATTCCAGACTCGATAATGTCACAATTGATAATTCAGATATCGAAGATACAGATTTTGTTCGTGGTACTATCGACGATACAGTTATTACAAATTCAGAGTTTAATGATGGTACTGCTAATAATGTTGCGATCACAAGTTCATCTTTCAATAACGGAACAGCCAACAATGTAGTTATAACTCAATCAGAGTTTAATGACGGTACAGGTAATAATGTTGTTCTAACAAATTCTGAGCTTAACGATAGCACAGCAAACAATGTTGCGATTACCAATTCATCGTTTAATGACGGTACAGGTAATAATGTAGTATTAACTAATTCTACAATCGATGATTCTACAATTACTGATTCTGTAGCAAATAATATTACAATGACAAGTTCGTCATTCACTGCTGGCACAATGTCAGATGTTGACGGCGATAACATAAGACTTGCTAATTCTGTTCTTAACGATTCAACAGCAAACAATGTAACGATTACACAATCGGTATTTAATGATGGCACAGGCAATAATGTTACACTAACAAGCTCATCATTTACAAATGGACAAATATTTGACTCAACTGGTAATAACGTTGTCCTAACAAGTTCACAACTTAATGATAGTACTTCAAATAATACTATCATAACTAATTCTCAGTTTAATGATGGCACAGGTAATAATGTCACATTAACTAATTCAACTATCGATGATTCAGTATTCACTGATGGAGTAATTTCTAATACTGACTTCCAAGGTACAATGCAAAATGTTGTAGCAACCGATATGACAATCCGCAGTTCGTCTGCCGATGGTCTCGGAGCAAATAATTCAACATTCGATAATGGTGCACTTTCAGGATCAGTATTTAGTGGCGGTACAATTGATAGGTCAAGACTTGCTGACTTTGATATGGATCTCACTAAGGAGTTTGAAGCTCCTATTGATGACGAATCATATTTCGCAATTCGTAACGAACAAACTGGTGAAACTGAACAAATTAACTTCGGTCAATTATTCGAAGAAGTATCTAAGAAAACAGCTCAAGCATTAAAGGTACACGTTGACGCAGGATCTGGTGATGATAAGAACCCAGGTACAATGTTGGCTCCTGTTAGAACTCTCGAGAGAGGATTTGAACTTTGTTTAGAAAAAGCAGGTGGTGAACTCAATCGTAACGCAATTAACAATGCTGTTCATATTTCGGTTGGACCAGGAACTTATTATACAAAAGGTAATCTGCAGTTACCTGATGATTGTTCCTGTACTTCAACCGCAGGTCAGTATGCAACTGTAATTGAACTTGAGAAAGGATACGAAAACAATAACGGTATTCTTGTAGGTTCAGGTTGTTACGTTCAAGGATTTGGTTATCAAAACTTCCAAGTTGATAACTTTGATTTCCCAGAAGGTGGATTTGCGATTGCATATCGACCAGGTGCTAAACTATTAAGATCTCCATATCTTAGAGATAGTACTCAGTTATCAAACTTCTTAAGACAAGATGTTGAACCACCTCTTAATCCTTATAACTCAAAAGGTACACTTGCTGACTTAGGTAGAACATTTGTATTAGAAGTAGGACATACATTTGATAGCGGCAACGCTGCTTTAGGTGCTTACCCAGGAAACGGTGGACAAAGACAATTATGGCAAAAAGATGATGAAGTTGTATTCTCATCTGGTGCTATAGGTTTCCTATCATGGGATGATACCGATGACCAAACCGCAGGCAATGATTTAGATATTTCAACTAATCGTACTATCAGAGTTCGTAACCTCAAAAACGGTGAAGGTTTTGCTGTAGGTGATACAGTAACTTCAGAATCAGGTGGTGTAGGTGTTATTCAATCAATCGGTATTGACGACTTCCCGAACAGAGAAGTTGGTCGAGGCGGTGGTTGTGTACTTGCAGATAGAAGAGTACTTGATACTGATTCATTATATACATATGTATTATGTTTTGGTTTCACACCTCGTACACAAAACGGTTTAGGATATGTTGCTCGAGACGGTGCTGGTGTTAACGGTATTGGTTCATTGTCAATCTTCGTTCGTTGCGCGTTCTATGCTCTGAACGGTGGTCAGATGACGCTGAACAACTCAGGTACTCAGTTCGGTGATATATCAATGCGAGCAAAAGGAACTACCGAGTTCTTTGCTCCAAAAGGAACAACGGCAACAATTATTGGTAATACTGCATTTGCCGATACTATTGATAATAATGCCGAAGAAATTATTGATGATATGGTTTATTACCTAACAGCCAATTCAGCAAATGGTGGATTAGGTTATCAAGAATACGATTCAGAAAAATGTTTAAGAGATTCAGGTATCATAGTTGATGGTACAGGTTATGACGTTGCACTTGATACGAACTATTGGGGAAGACTTGCCGGTATTACTTATAGGTCTCCAATCAGTTATGTTGTTCCTGGTGAACAGCTTGAAGAAACAAAAGGTGCAAACGAATACCTAAGAGATAGATCAAAAGAAATCTTTATTTCAGCAAATAATGAAATTAATTCAAGGATTGATACATCCTTTGCCGAGCTTCTAAATGTCTTAGAATACGGTGAAGAGAACATTAACCCGATTATATGGCAAGATACTTCAGTGCCTCGAACAGCTGCTAGAAAGCTATTACAAGACAATCGAGAGTTCATTACCGAAGAGCTAATTGATTGGATCGAAAACAACGATGAGTTCTTTGCATATGATAGCAAATCTTGTCGTCGAGATGTTTCTGATTATATTATTCCTGCCGTTAAGAATGATATGTTATTTGATACTAACTATAATTCACTTACTGCAGGTCGAGCATATTATATGCAAGCAGGAAAGGCAGTTATAGAAAATCAGAATAACGAAACAGTTGCTGCTTACAATAGATTAAAGGATCAGACTAATGAATTGATAGATGGTGATTCTTATCTTGCTTCACAACGACTTGATGATGCTTACGATAATGTTTTACAAATCCTTGAGAATAAAGGAAAACAATATACACCTAGTAATGCAACCTATGATCCAGTAACTGGTCTTTTTGTTATTACAATAGGAGATTCAAAATCTCATCAAATGACTGATGGAACTTATGATCCTGCTACAGGAATTATGGAAGCAAACATTGGTAAGCATGAATTAGAAGTAGGAGATTTTGTTTGGTTCAATCCTGAGAGTATTACTTGGTCTTGCGATACTGGTTCAGGTCCTACAAATCACGCTGTTCCTGAAGCTCATCATCCTTATTACGAAAAGCCATGCCCAATTATTGGTGTAAGTAAAAATAAGATAAGAATGAATGTTGGTTACGGTGGAGATACTGGTCAACAAGTACATACATTTGTTTCTGCTACTCCAAATGCTATTCAGTCAGGTCATGGATTAAATGTTGGCGATTATGTATTGCTTAAGACAGGTGGTTTCACCATGACTTGTAGCAGAGATGGTCATAAAACAAGATCTTATTATCCAAAACCAGGTTATCCTGCTCATGAAACTCCAGTCGAAGTATTGGGTGCAGTCCCTGGTAAAATTACAGTCAACGTTGGTACACAGCCATTTGCATTTGATTATCAATTCGTAGAAGCTGCAACAGGTGCAGTTTCAGTATTAGGTGATACTATTAAGTGGTCTGATAGTATAGACATTCCTGCTAATAAGAGAAACGCAAGAAAGCAATTACAAGCAAACAGAGGATTCTTACAAGATTACGTTGATGGATATCTTGATGAAACATACTTCAGATATGATTCTAAAAAATGTAGAAGAGATATTACAGAGTACATCTTACCTGCAGTTGAAAGAGATATTTTAACAGGTTCAAACTATAATGCATATCAGACAGGACTTGCTTATCGTGCAGGTACAGAGTTAGCTGATAATGTAATTAACGATCAGTTGACACAAACAACTGGTGCAATAAACGAACTTAAGAGAAGAGTTAATACGCTTCAAACTGAAAATGGTTTCCAACCTACTGATGCAACATACGATCCTTCTACAGGAATCATGGAAGCAACTATTGGAGCTCATACATTGGCAGTCGGAGATACTGTCGTATTTGCGATGCAAGGTATTACATTCAGTTGTGATACTGGGTCAGGTCCTACAAACCACGCGGTTCCTGAAGCTCATCACCCATACGCAAATGGAGTTCCTTGTCCAATCATAGGAGTATCAAATACAACTATTACATTAAACGTAGGATACGGTGGAGCAACAGGTCAACAAGCACATACATTTGTATCCGCTGTCGCAAATGCAATTACTCCTGCGAAGAACCAAGGAAAATCGTTTACTCCAACTGATGCAACATATGATCCTGAAACAGGAATCTTTACTGCTACAATTGGTCGTCACGAATTAAAAGCTGGTGATTACGTAAGGTTCCTTGAGGATGGTGTTACATTTAGTTGTGATACAGGAAGCGGACCTACAAACGATGCTGTTCCAAATCCAGGACATCCTTTCTATAATCATCCTTGTCCAATTGAATCTACAACTCCAACAACTATCACAATGTTTGTTGGGTACGGTGGATCAAACGCTCATACATTTGTATCTGCTCTCGATAATGCAATTACACATGTTAAGGCAATTGATGATAAAGCTTCTGGGTTCAGATCAGATGAAGCATTTGATAAAATTGTTGATATGCTAAACAGCACAGGTAAAACTTATTCAACTTCAAATTCTACTTATGATCCTTTAACAGGTTTAACTGTACTTACAATTGGTTCTCACGATTTACAAGTTGGGCAAGAAATATTAATTGCTCCTGAGAGCTTAACATATACTTGTGATTTGGATGGTAATGCAACTCAACATTCATATCCAACAAGAACAGTAACAAGATTTACTCCAAGCACTGCTTCTTATGATCCTGCTACAGGTGAGTTTACGGCAGACATTGGTACGCACAAATTGAGAGTAGGGGATGAAATAGAATTTGCCCCAAGAGGTATTACATTTACTTGTGCAATTGATAATAACCAAACAAATCACCCTGTGCCTGAAGAACATCATCCGTTCTTTAAGAAGCCAGTTAAATTAACTTCAGTCGAAGGAAATGTAATTGGTTGTAATGTAGGTATATCTACAAACGGCGGTGGAGCTCATACATTTGTATCTGCTATCACAGGCGCTATTAAAGGAACAAGAGAACATCCTGGTTATAAGAAGCCATTAGTAGTAGCTGCTACAACAAACACAACGATTACAGTTAATGCAGGTACTTCAACTGATACATCTGCTCATACATTTATATCAGCAACACCAAATAATATTAAGACACGTAATTATGTATCTACTTATACACCAAGAACTGCTACTTACGACGAAACAACCGGTGTATTTGTTGCCACAATCGGACAACATAATTTAGAAGCAGGCGATTACGTATCAATTAAACCAGGCTCGGTTGTATTTACTTGTGCATTAGATGGAAATGTATATGAACATGCTATTCCTCAATCACATCATAGTATTACTTATAAGAAGCCTATAAAGATTACTTCGGTAACCTCTGATACAATTACAATGAATGTAGGAACAGGTCCTGGCGGGGCTCATACATTCGTTAGAGCTGAGGTTGGATGTATTGATTCAGACGCATTGGTATTTACAGATCCTGCTTCTTATGTCAAGCATTATACACCAACAACTGCTACATACGATCCTGCTACAGGAATCAGTGTAATGACAATTCCTGGTCATGATTTAACAACAGATGATTATATTGAGATTGCTCCATTATCATTTACTTATACATGTGCTCAGGATGGTAATGCAACTGAACATTCATACCCAAGAAAAGGCGATTCAAATTATAGAGAGCCGCAAGCTATCACTGCTGTAAATGGTGATGATGTTACTATTCAGTTAGCTGCAAGCTCAGGTGGAGCCCATACATTTGTATCGGTCATCAAAGATGCGGTATCGAAAGTTACTTATAACTCTCAAGGTCAATATGCAAGAGAACAAATGCAAATTAACAGAGAGTTCTTACAAAAAGAAGTTTCTGATTATTTAGATTCTGAATACTTTGTATTCAACGGCGAAAAATGTACAAGAGATTCAGGATTCATTCTTGATTCAGTAAGAAGAGATATTGCTACAGGTTCTACTTGGAATTCTCAATTCATGGGATTAGGTTATAGAACTGGTTCTGTAGGTGCTAACAAAGTTATTAACGATCAGTTAGTACAAACAGTAGGTGCAATTAATTACTTAAAGGCTGAGGTTGCTGCCGATCCTAATGTTACAGGAACTGCATTAACTCGCTCAAACCAACACTTTGATAAGATTATAGATATCTTACAAAATGGTTCAAGTGCTGTTGGAACTAAGACATACGGAGCTGAAGCTGCTTTAACTGAAGATCATAAACAAGCTGCTAATCAACTACTTCTCAACAGAGCATTTATTATTGCTGAAACTACTGCTTACATTGCAGCTAATTATCCTTCACTAACATATAGTGTTGCCGATTGTGAAAGAGATACAGGTTACTTGGTTGATTCATTAATACAAGATGTTAAGTTTGGCGGTAATACATGTACTGTCAACTTCGCAAGATTGTATTTTGAAAATGCAAATTCAGTATTACCTGCTGACCAAAAAGAACCTACATACAAAACATGGGAACATATTGCCGATGTATGTTGGAATATTGTTAGAGATATTACTATTACACCTTCTGCAGGAAATGCTGTATCTCAAGATGTTTCAGGAACCGATAGAGGTATCGAGGTTGCTAACTTAGCAAGAGATAGAGTTAATATTGTAACTCAAGCAATCTCTGATGATACAATAGATCATTTACCTGCTTACATCGAACCTAATGTTGAAACTGCAATGGTAGCTGCTTGTGAAGCAATTGATGGTATAACAGAAAATCTATCGTTGTCAGTAATTGATTACCTAAGAAAAGAACACAACGGATTACCTTACGCTAAGGAAGTTTGCGAAAGGGATGTTGGTTTAATTGTTGACGCAGTATCAAGAGATATTGAATACGGTGGAAATGAAAATACATTAGAAGTATTTGATTATTACTTTAGAAGATTCGATTCTGCATCAGCGGATTACGAACAGTTAAGATCAACTAATGTATTGCCTATTGAAGTAAAAGGACAATTTAAAACATTATCCGATTATGAAGATACTGCCAATGTTTCAGGATTGAGAGAAGCAATTAATGTATTGCCTTATGAACAACGCGAACCAACAAGAAAAGCATTTGCTCACCTAGCAGATGTTGCTGAAAAGGTTGTTAAAGAAGTTGCTCATACCACAACATTTACGACATTCAATCCAAGTAATGCCACTTACGATCCGGCAACTGGAGTATTCACAGCAACAATTGGAACTCATACACTTGATGTAGGTAATAAAGTTTATCTGAAACCTGAAGGATTTACATTCAGTTGTGATATGGGTAGTGGTCAGCAAAACCATACCTCACCACAGAAACATCATCCGTATTATAATAAAGCGGTTACGATTACAGCAATCACTAGTACAACTATCACAATGAATGTTGGTGGCGGTGGCTCAGGTCAATATCCACATACATTTGTTTCTGCTGATGTTGGTTCAATTAGTACAGGTCCTTATCAAAATACAGATGGAACTGCGGCTAATGCAGCAACAGGTACAATAGTACATGATTTAATTAATACAATTGCCGACTTGGTTGATGATGTAAATATCGAAGATGATGAATTCCCAACATTAACTAAGGCTTCGTTCGATCCAAACAGAACATTAGCAAGAAAGCAATTACAACAAAACAGAGACTTTATTATTGAAGAAGTACAAGGTTATCTGAAAGATCGTTATTATACATTTGATGGAGATAGATGTAAGAGAGACCTAGGTTTACTTCTTGATGCAGTTGCAGTTGATGTACTTACAGGTTCTAACTATAATGCAGTATTTAACGGTACTGCTTACAGAATTGACACCGTAAGTACAAACAGAGTAATTAACGAACAATTAACTGAGACAGTTGAAGGCATTAAATTTGCGAAAGGTTTAGCAGTTAAGGCAGTTACCGATTCAGCACTAAAGGTTAAAGTTGAAGAAGCATTTGATGAAATCATTGATGTTATGACAAATGGTAGAGCTGCTGCTGATACAATCGTATTTACAGGTAATGCTCAAGGTGTTGCTCGAATTAACGGTAGATCTCAACTACAAAATAACAAAGCGTTCTTAATAGCTGAAGCAACAGCATGGCTTGCTGCGAACAGACCAAGTCATGTTTACGATGTTGCTAAATGCGAAAGAGACACAGGATACTTAATTGATGCAGTTTCATTTGATGGACAACATCAAGGTAACTTTGCTACTCAAAACTTTACTCGACTTTATTTTGAACAGGGAGTTAATGTTGGTTTACCTGAAGATCAAATTGAACCTTCAGTTGCGCTGTTTAAGCATCTTGGAGATTGTGTTGATTTAATTGTCCAAGATACTGACATAGGTGGTTTGAAATCAACAGGCAATGCGTTAACTCAAGACTTCAGTTCAGGTTCAGGTGGTGCTCCGCTAGGTGCCGAAATGGAAGGTCTATTTGATCTTTGTGCAGATGCTCTTGCAAGTGCAACCTTACTTTTAAATCCTGCTTATGAATTGCCTAAAGTATCAGTTTACGATGCAGTTAATCAAGCAGCGTTTAATGAAGTACTTGGAGTTAAAGAAACAGTTGCTAAAGACTTGCTTGCTCATCTTGCAGAAAATTATGACATACTTCCATTCAGTGAAAATAAATGCAGAAGAGATGTTGGATATATTATTGATGCAGTTTCTCACGATATTCAATATGGCGGTAATGCAGCTTCAGTTCAAACTGCAGGAATGTATTTTGAAAATACAGTAAATACTGGATTGCAGATCGAACAAAGAATGGGTTCAAGAGATGCATTCCTCCACATGGCAAAAGTTATAGAACATGTTGTTGGTGCTAAGGATATTGAAACAAAACTATTCCCAAGAACCGGAAAATATTACACTGGTGATATTGTAACGAAATACGAATATTGGAACGGCGTACCTTCGTATCAATCAACAGAAGCTCAAGACTTCTCAATACATGGTGCAAATCCAGATACTTGTATTGCTACAAGAAAGCTTGTTGAACTTATTGCTGATGCAGTTGATGATTCTTACGAGGTAAGAGCTACAATTCCTGAAAGAATTGATGTGGATCAAACTTGGATGGGAGATAACTATATAACTGCTAAAGAGCTTGTTGAGAAATTATCTCATACTGCTGCAGAAGGTGTTATAAGTTATATATCAGTTAATCATAACGGATTGAGTTTCCCAAGAGCAAGATGTAGAAGAGATATAGGATATACTATTGATGCTATATCACACGATATTCAACATGAAACAAACTTCGCAACATTACAATCAGCAGGCATTTACTTTGAGAAAGGAGTATCAGTACTTCCTGTAGATCAGCAGAGACAATATGCTGACATATTACAATTGCTTGGTACTGCAATGTCTCAGGTAGTTCAAGAAACTCCAGTAACCAATGCAAGTACATATACTTTAACTCCGCAAAATACATTAGGTACGGCGGCTACTTCGGTTGAAGGTACTGAGGTTGTTAACTTGGTTGGTGTTATTGAGAATTCAATAAGAGCTAATGATAATGATGAATTACCAAGACCTTATTCAAATTCAAGTTTCCCAACAACTGAACTTAACAATGCTGCTCAGAAACTTGTTGATAATACTGAAGAACTTGCTTCCGATGTAACTGAATTTATAAACAGTCAATTTAATGTACTTGATTATAACAAAGATAAGTGTAGAAGAGATACAGGTTTCTTACTTGATGCATTCAGCTTCGACTTGAACTTCGGTGGTAATACTGCTTCAAGATGGAACGCTGATTTCTACTTCTGGAATCAAGTTTACAGATTGCCTGAAGATCAACGAGCACCAACTGCTAAGTCATATCGTCAACTAGGTAAGATTTGTAAAGATATCGTAATCGGTGAATACCCAGGTATGAAGATACTTGGTGAAATAGGAACTGAAGTTGAAAGTAAAAAGGTTAAAGACCTTGCTGATATCTTCTTCTTTACTCAAATAAATAATGATACTAAGTACTTACCTGTTAAGGAAGAACCTGATTACAGTTATGCTGCAGCACCATTTGTTGATGCTCGAAATGTTTTACAAACAAGAAGAAAAGAATTACAGAAAGATACTGTAAGATATGTAAATGCTACTTATGACTTCCTTGATATTAACTTAACAAGAAGAGATGCAAGAAACCTTCTGACTGCTTTACAGAACGATTTCAAATACGAAGATGTTACTGTACCAGTTCCGAGTTATACAACAAACGGAAATCAGAATGCAATAAGAACATTTACAGCATCGTTATTTGATTACGACGGAACTCATGTGTTCCCAGTATTCAACCCAACAATGCAAGGATTGAAGTATAAGGGTTCAGTTGCTCAAGTTTCAGATCTTTCAGCAATCACTGGAATGAAACCAAACTGGGCATACATTGTAGCTACTGATTATACCACAAACTTCTATGCAGGTAATATATATTATTGGAATGGTTCAACTTGGGTATTAGAAGGTGCTAACAATACAGACTTGTTAGATGCGTTTGTTGGGTCGTGGGATAGAATGAGAACATATATTGTTAATAACCTATCTCCTGATTCAACTCACTCATTGATGATTGAAGGATTATTCAACGACTGTCTGAAAGACAATGTATTGAGACCTGAAACATTAATATTCGGATCGTTGGTTGAATCTATTGCTCACCAGTTTAACGGTGCATCAGCTGGTGTTAACAGAAATGCATTGCCTCTGAACTTTAGAAACTTAGGTGCTGCTATATCAGCGGTTGCTTCGGTTCTTAATGAGGACGGTGGTAGAATCCGATGGTCAGGTGCTGATGAATTGAATAACCAGTACTTCGCAAGAGGATTAAGAATTAACGGTCGAACAGGTCGAATTGAAGGCCGACCATTTACCTCTTCGGTTCGTAAGCTAGCAAGAAGAGCTTCGAACTCAAGAGCAGTAATTTAAATATAGGAAAATAAGAAATGGCAATTACAACTATTAATACATCTCAGGCACCTGATGCAAAACCAATTGCGATTAGTAAAGTCGTTACGACTAATATGAGCGTTATTGTGGATTGTCCTCAGTATAATGTTCCTGAGCTTGTCTTTGGTGGATCTAATGTTATTGAACCGGGTGTTGCTGAAATTATCTCACCTCTTGTATTGTGCAATGTTACAGCTAATACTGTTAATGTTGATTTACAAATGCATAGAGAAGTTGAAAATGCAGAATTCTACATCCTCAAAAACATGCCGATTCCAGCATATGAGACAATACCGATTCCATTAAACGGCCAGTTTTTGAAGACAGGTGACGAGTTAAAAATCGAAGCAACGGCGGATTTAGCAATTCACGCAACTATTTCGTTTACACAAGGTCAGTCTGAAGAAGACGATGTTGTTTAATCTGAATAAATATATTATTAATAAAGGTTGAACTTTAAGGAAATAAAATAAATGGCCAGTAAATTTGGAACATTGACAGGAAAGAATCAGTTAATCGGACACGGTGTTCCGCAGTCCTTTCCTATCACTCTCGATCCTGCTCCTTTTGAAGGTGCAGTGATTTATGCCGATAACGGAGAGTTAAGATATTCCGACGGTACTACCTGGCAGCCACTTGGGACAGGGCCTCAAGGAACGCAAGGTTTTTCTGGCATACAAGGTAATCAAGGTGTTCAAGGTAATTACGGTCCTGGCTTTACAATTATTGGTTCAGTTCCTGATGTTGATTCTGGTGGAGATCCGCAAGCAACTTTAAACGCAGCATTCGGTTCAGCAAATATCGGTGAAGGTGTTATTGATGAGGCTGACGATGAGTTATGGATTTATGATGGATCTCAATGGATTAACATTGGATCTTTCCGTGGTGTTCAAGGCTTCCAAGGAGTTCAAGGATTACAAGGTAATCAAGGAACATTAGGTCAAGAAGGTATTCAAGGAGAGCAAGGATATCGTGGCTTCCAAGGATTTAGAGGCATACAAGGTATTCAGGGTGTCCAAGGTCTATTAGGTATTCAAGGTTTACAAGGAAGACGTGGTCCACAAGGTGTCCAAGGTATTACCGGTATTCAGGGTGATCTTGGTTTCCAAGGAACACAAGGACGTGCAGGACCACAAGGTGTTCAAGGTATCACCGGTATTCAAGGATTCTTTGGAGTTCAAGGTTATACAGGTTCATACGGTGGAGTATCATTTGAGTTTGACTTTGATACTACAACAGTTGCTCAAGATCCTACAGTAGGCAAGTTCGCAATTAACAGTGCTTCAGCAAGTACTGCCTCTGCCTTATTCATTGATTCAACGGCAAAACAATCAAAAGATGTATCAGCATTATTAAATTCTATTGACCAAGTAGCAGGTCCTGTTAAGGGTTATTTACAAGCAACAAGAATTAGTGATACACAAGAATTTATTACTTACGAAATTACAAATGTAACTGACAATACAGGTTGGTTAACATTATCTATAAATCACATTGCGAGTTCAGCTGGAGTATTAACTAATGTTGCTGCAGATCCTGCTTTCATATTATCTTTTGTAAGAACAGGTACACAAGGTGTTCAAGGTACTACAGGATCGCAAGGTACTCAAGGTGTTCAAGGTACACAAGGTTTACTTGGACCACAAGGTACTCAAGGCGTTCAAGGAACAACCGGTATTCAAGGCTTCGATGGAACTCAAGGTCTTCAAGGATTACAAGGTGTTCAGGGTCTTCAAGGATTACAAGGTGTTCAAGGACTCCAAGGATTACAAGGTTCTACTGGTGACTTTGGTGGTATAACATACGATTACGATTACGACAATAATACAACTGATGCAGATCCTGGCACAGGAACGATTCGTTTTAGTGATACCGATTTAACAGATTCAAACCTTAAGCTATGGATTGATGATGAAGATCAAAGTGGCAACAATGTTATGGATGGCTTGTCTGCTGAACTTAACTCAATTGTTGGTTCTCCTAAAGGTTATGTAAGAGTTATTAATGCAGTTGATATTTACGATCAAGCATTATTTAAAATTGATACGATAACAGATAAGACTGGTTATTGGGAATATGCCGTTGAAAAAATAAGCGGTGCAGATGTATTCACAAACGGCATTGACGTTCGTTTAACATTCTCAAGAAACGGTGATCGTGGTATTCAAGGTTTACAAGGCGTTCAAGGATTACAAGGTAACTTCGGTCCACAAGGTGTTCAGGGTGTTCAAGGCGTTCAAGGTACAACAGGTATCCAAGGTACACAGGGTTTACAAGGTATCCAAGGTGAGGCAATACAAGGTACTCAAGGTGTTCAAGGTACAACAGGTATCCAAGGTTCTCAAGGACTACAGGGACTTCAAGGTGTTCAGGGAACTACTGGTACAACTGGTATCCAAGGTGCACAAGGCTTACAAGGTATTCAAGGATTACAAGGAGAGCAAGGTCAATACGGTGGCTTAACCTTTATATGGAACTTTATATCTAATACAATTGGTGGTACTGACCCAGGCACAAATAACTTTAAGTTTAATAATTCAAATCCATCACTTGCTACTTTAATTACACTTGACGATATTCCTGCCGACCAATATTCACAAGAAGTTGATGCTTTCTTAGATTTCATTGATAGTCAACCAGGAACAGTTAAAGGTTACTTAAAAGTTCAAGAAGGTAATTACGACGATGGACAAGGTCCTGCTGGACACCATTGGTTAATTTATGAAATTACAGATTGGACTTGGGATTCAGGAGCTAAGAATTACGGTTACTTTGATGTTACCTACGTTGATGGTAATGTAACTAATTGGCAGACAGCTGTTAACGCTGTTCATGGTCCTGCTGCTTTAATCACGTTTATTCCTCGTGGCCCAGCAGGTATTCAAGGTGCTCAAGGATTACAAGGTCTTCAAGGTCTACAGGGTTTAACTGGAGCAGGTATTCAAGGACCTCAAGGTTTACAAGGTAGTTTAGGTTTACAAGGTGCTGAAGGTTCGTTTGGTGGTATTACATTTGATTATACTTTCTCTACTGATACAATCAATAACGACCCAGGTATTGGTAACTTAAAATTAAATAACTCATCTTATTCATCAGCTACTGCATTGTATATTGATGACAGAGATGATAACTTTATTAATATTGAACCTTTCCTTAGAACGGTAGATGATTCTACAAGTCCTATTAAAGGTCACTTCAAGATTACAAAGAAATCACAACCTGAAGTTTTCCAAATATTTACAATCTCTGCATTGGCAGAACCAACAGGATACTTTATTCTTACCTGTGCTTTTGTAAGTGGTAACGGTACATTCTCTGATGGTGAAGATGTAACAATTACATTCGCAAGAACTGGTGATATCGGTTCAACTGGTGCTCAAGGCTTACAAGGTCTCCAAGGTGTTCAAGGAACATTTGGTCTCCAAGGTTTACAAGGATCTACTGGAGCAGGCGCACAAGGTAGTGTTGGACCTCAAGGTTTACAAGGCCCACAAGGTACTCAAGGATTACAAGGAAATACTGGTGCAACTGGAATACAAGGTGTTCAAGGTGAAGCCGGTGTTCAAGGTGGTTTAGGTATTCAAGGTGAGTCTGGTGCAGGAGCCCAAGGTATTCAGGGTATTCAAGGTATCACAGGATCACAAGGTATCGGTGGTGTAGGATCGGATGGATTCCAAGGTACACAAGGTATTCAAGGTGTTCAAGGTACTGATGGTGCAGATGGGCCACAGGGTCCTGCGGGTGGAGAAGGTCAACCAGGCGGCCCAGGTTCTCAGGGTACTCAAGGAACAACTGGAGCAGGTATTCAAGGACCTCAAGGTATTCAAGGTTTAACTGGTATCGGACAAGATGGTCTTCAAGGTATTCAAGGATTACAAGGCGCAAGCGGAACAGGTTCACAAGGTGTTCAAGGACCATTAGGATTCCAAGGTTTACAAGGAACGCAGGGTATATCTGGTATAACAGGCGCAGGTACACAAGGTGTTCAAGGTGTTCAAGGTTCAGACGGACCACAAGGATTACAAGGATTTGATGGAGCAGGTATTCAAGGACCTAGTGGACCACAAGGTATTCAAGGTTTAATTGGAGCAGGTTCTCCTGGACCTCAAGGTACTCAAGGTGTTGGTATTCAAGGTGGAGTTGGACCACAGGGTATTCAAGGTATTGGCGGAGACGGAAATCAGGGTACACAGGGTATTCAAGGTTTCCAAGGTATTCAAGGACCTCCTGGAACTGGTGCTCCTGGTGTTCAAGGACCTCAAGGTACTCAAGGTGTTCAAGGTGAAAGCGGAGATTTAGGATCTGCTGGTCCACAAGGTACGCAAGGTATACAAGGTGACTTGGGTATACAAGGTGAAAACGGATCTGGCTTACAAGGTATTCAAGGTGGAGCTGGTCCACAAGGTGCTCAAGGTAATGCTGGTGGAACGGGTGGTGCAGGTGCTCAAGGTCCTATAGGTAACCAAGGTGTTCAAGGTATCACTGGTATTCAAGGAGAGCAAGGATCAGGTTCAATTGGTATTCAGGGACCTCCTGGAGCTCAGGGACCGACAGGTGAGGATGCAACTGGTACGCAGGGTCCTTCAGGTCCAATTGGCCCACAAGGTGTTCAAGGTGTTCAAGGTACATTAGGTTTCCAAGGATCTTCAGGTGGTGGACCACAAGGTATTCAAGGTGAATCAGGTCTTCCTGGTTCTCAAGGGGCCGATGGTTTCCAAGGTCCGGCCGGCCCAGCGGGCCCACAAGGTGTCTCGGGTATTACAGGATCTGGCTTACAAGGTATTCAAGGTTTAATTGGTTTCCAAGGAGCAGTAGGAAATACTGGTGCACAAGGAACAACAGGATCGTCAGGAAGTGTAGATACTGGTTCAATTCATACAAGTGGTCTACAAGGAACAGCAATGTTCATTACTATGACCCAAGGTGGATCGGGTGCAAGACCATTATATGGAACAACAACTCCTAACCCAGGCGGTCAACAAAACTTCTTCTATACGGCTAATGACGATGAATTAACATTAGAAAATTTGAAAATTGATGGATCAGTTACATTAAACGGTTCAACAATTACAACATGGCCGACAGGTGGAGGTGGAAGTGGTAACCTCAATAATATAGTTGAAGATACAACTCCACAATTAGGTGGTAACTTAGACGGTCAAACATATAACATTACCACCACTGGTGATATCACAGCTGCTAACTTCAATACAACATCTGATGAATCACTAAAAGATAATGTAGAAACAATTGGAAATGCCCTCGATAAAGTATTACAGCTACGTGGTGTTAATTTTAATTGGATTGAAAACGGCGAAGCTGCAACTGGTGTAATTGCTCAAGAAGTAGAAAAAGTAATTCCTGAAGTTGTGGCACAAAGAGATGATGGCACAAAGACTGTATCTTATGGTAACTTGGTCGGTATACTGATTGAAGCAATTAAAGAGCAGCAAAAAGAAATTGACGGATTGAAAAAGTAAATATATTATGTGTCGGGTTTAAATGCTCTGATCATATTTTTCTAACTATGAAAGGGCATTAATTCGATGTCCTTTTTCATTTGAGTCGCCATATCTTATAAATAAGGTAATAATAGAAAAAAATTAAAAAGGTTTCATCACCATGGCATCAAGAGCTAATATTTACATCGATAAAGGAATGGACTTCAGGACAGAGCTGAACCTGTTTAATGACGAGGGTGTCGAATATGATGACGCAACTATTTCTGTTTATAATTTCTATAGCAGCATAAGAAAAGTATATTCGTCCACGGCAGCAGTAAATTTCAATATTGAAGTAGCAAACAACGACATCACATTGGTACTTACTGACCAACAAACAGATGCTTTAACCCCGGGCAAATATCAATACGATGTTGTAATGGAAAAACAAACAGGAGAACGAACCAAAATAGTTGAAGGCCTAGCAATCGTAGTCGATACTATTACGGAGGTTTCGTGAGCATAAAGGTCAAGATCGGTGGCGGCCGCTCAATTAAAGCCGTACCGAAACAGGGTCAATCTACTCCTATTGTAGCTCCAGCAGAACGAAAACCACAAATCGTTCCGGATAGTGTTGTCCTTGGAATTGACACTATAGGCAACTATGTTCAGCAAATAGAATCTGCTGATGGCATTGTTGTTTCCCAAACTGTTTACGATCAAGCAGCAAATGTTGTTGTAGGACATGCTGATACTTCAAACGCAGTTAGCACAACAAATCCAAATCTATCATATCCTAAGAATATTTCAATTGATACATTTGGTCATATTACTGATTTTGAAAATGTAAGTTTTAATCCATTAAACTTTAATGCAAATTCAACAATCATTTCTTCAAATGATATTACAATTGGTAATACAGCTCTTACACTAGGTGAAACTACAAATACTCTCGTAGGACTAACAAGCTTAAACATTGATGGTCCAATCTCGTCCGATACAACAACAATCAGAAGTATCACACAAGGAAGAATATTATTTGCCGGTGCAAATGGTTTCGTTTCTGATAGTGCAGGATTAACATTTGATGGTACATCTCTTATTGCATCCGGCGGTGTATTCCTTGATGGATTACAGGTTGATGGTCAAGCAGATGTTGATAGTCTAAATGTTTCTGATTTAACAGCAACAAGAATACCTTTTATAGCAGCTAATGGCGAATTTGTCGATAGTGCTAATCTTACATTTGACGGAACTTCCATAACTGCTACAGGAGCAGTGTTCTTAGATGGATTACAAGTTGACGGTCAAACAGATACAGATAGCTTAAATGTTTCTGACCTTACACAAGGTCGTATTGTATATGCAGGTGCAGGCGGAGAATTAATTGACTCTGCAAATTTAAGATTTGATGATACGAGTATAATCGCAACAGGCGGTGTATTCTTAGACGATCTTTCTGTCCCTGGTCAAGCAACTCTCGGAAGTGTTAATATTTCAGACCTTGCACAAGGGCGTATTATATACGCTGCCGCAAATGGCGAACTTGTAAATAGTGCTAACTTATCTTTCGATGGAGTTTCAATTACAGCCACAGGTGGTGTATTTTTAGATATACTTAGAGTACCTGGGCAAACAGAATTAGGAAGTGTTAATGTTACTGACTTAACATCAGGACGAGTTGTATTCTCTGGTCTTGATGGAGAATTAATAGACAGTAATAAATTAACATTCAGCGGAACCACATTTACGGTAGATGGTGATGCTGATATTACAGGTAATGTGACAATTGGTGGTAACCTTACATTAGGTGATAACCAAGTTGATACAATCAATGTTGTCGCAGATTTTACTTCCGATCTTATTCCTGACGCACCTGGCCTATTTAGTATAGGTGCACCTACTAAGAATTGGCACAGAATATTTACACCCACAATCAAGTCTGATAGTGGTGTAGTAACAATTGATGAAACCGGTGCCTTTACTTTACCAGTAGGTGGAACAGCTGATCGTCCAACCGCAGCGGTTGGTATGGTTCGATATAATACTTCGGATAGCCGGTTCGAAGGTTATGACGGTACTGCTTGGTCTGAGTTAGCGGGTAGTGTTAAAGACGTAGATAAAGATACGTTTATACGAGCCGAGACAGCACCAGGTGCGGATGGTGATGATTTAGAATTCTTTACTGGTGGCGTTAAGAGAATGGAAATCAACCAAGATGGTGATTTGACATTCGGCGCAAATAATGGTATTGTAATAGATTATTCTGATGAGAAGGCAACATTTGCAGATGCAGCTGTTTCCAAAATTGCTCCAGGCTCAATTGTTTATACATCATCAGGTGGAACATTAGAAGGTCAAGCAAACCTTGCATGGGATGGTACCAATTTAACAATCGTTGGTGGTATTTCTGTTGATGGTGACTTTAGTACATCAGGTGGTTTATCAGGTGACAGTTTATCAGTAGGTAACCTCGAAGCGAACACAATGATGTTCGTAACAGATACTGGTGCGTTATCTTCAAATAATAATATCCAATATGACGGTGCTCATTTAGTTGTTAATGCAACTTCACAATTCTTAACTTCTCCTGAAATTAATACCGTAACACCTGGGCAAGTATTTGTAGCAGGCGCAAACGGAACAATAGAAGGTGATGCAGGTTTAACATATAATCAAACAACCGATGTATTATCAATTGCCTCTCTTACAGATGGAAGGGTTGTTTTTGCCGGACCAAGTGGAGCGTTATCTGATAGTGCAGGATTAACTTTTGATGGTACATTATTTAGAGTAGATGGTTCTGGTGAATTTACAGGTGATGTTACAATCGCAGGTAATTTAACCCTTGGTGATCAAGTAACGGATTCGATTAATGTTGTTGCTGACTTCAGTTCTGATTTATTACCACAAACTGATAACACGTTTGATCTTGGTGCTACAGGATCTAATTGGGCTGAAGTTTACTCACAGAAATTAAAGAGTGATACTGGAGTTGTTACGGTTGATGAAACAGGTGCAATCACAGTTCCTGTTGGAACAACGGCTCAAAGACCAAATCCTCTTGCTGCTGGTATGGTTCGTTTCAATTCTACTGATGGAGTATTTGAAGGCTATAGTGGAAATGCCTGGGCTTCATTAGGTGGAGTTAAAGACGTTGACCAAGATACATTTATTGAAGCAGAATCAAGTCCTGGTGCAGATAACGATGAATTAAGATTTGTCACTGGTGGTACCGAAGCATTTATTGTAGACAGTCAGCAAAGAATTAACTCAGGTGCTAATAATTTAGTATTTGAAATTGGTGGACATATTGATGTAGGTAACACTGTCATAACAGGTCTTGCCGATCCTGTAAGTAATACTGATGCTGTAACTAAGTTCTATCTTGAAGAAACTTTTGATAGAGACTTCCATATTACTAAAGGTGCTAATACTTATGTCTTAGATTTATTTGATAAAGTAGACAAGCCAAGTATTGAAATCGGTACTGCTCTTACAATTGAAACATACGATCAAGCAAACAATGTAGTTCAGATTGGATTGGATCCTGTATGGCAATCATTTACAGGTTTAAGAGAAGCAGGTATTGAAGGAACGGTTCCAAACTTTGAGTTTGACGTGTATGGGCGTGTTCGTTCATTAGTTAATGTTCCTTTATCCGTATCATCCAACGCGGTTGTTGACTTTGCTGACTCCATCTTTGATGTTGTTTCAGATGCTGTAAGAAATGGTAATGTTGAGCAAGGTATAAGAGTAACGGCAAATACAGCAGGTCTTAAACTTGACTTTAGAACAAATCCATTTGACATTGATTTAACTGGAGCCGTCACTGGTAACGGAACAGTTCAAAACAACTCTAATGTAGCAATCGCAACAACATTTGATTATGTAACTCTTGATGCAAGATATATTAATGCTGAAGGTGGTGATACATCTAATGGTGATTTAAGAGCAACAAAATTTGTAAGTAAAGATGACTTATCTTTCTATGCTGACCCTGCAGGTACATCAAGATTAAAAGATTTACATATTGGTTATAATCAACCTAACTCTCAGATTATTCTGGGAACAGGTTCAGGTAATATGTATTTCTATGCTCAAGGAACAAAGGCAGGTTTCTTAAGTAGTTCGTTTAACTTCGGTACATATTTCGATACAACGGACAATGGCTGGCACGTTGAGGACGGGTCAGTATTTTCAAGAAACTTTATTGATAGTCAAGATGTAAACTATTTACTTAACCCTGCTGGAGAAAACTCCAGATTTAAAGGATTAAATTTAGATACACAGATTGCCATAGGCGGCAATCTTACAATCGCAAATAATACAATAAGTAATTCAAGTGGTGATATTACAGTTAACCCTACTACTGGTGTATTTAGCGTTGATAACTCTATTATAACAAATGTTAACGACCCTGTCAATAGCAAAGATGCGGTAAATAAACAATTTTTAGATACAGCAGTTGGAAACTTAACAACTGCAGGTATTAACATAGCAGCCGAAACAGGTACCACAGATGTAGTTGCCTTGGGTGAAACAATTACCTACGCCGCAGGTGAAGGAATTAACACAACGGTTGCGAATAATCAAATAACGATTGCTGGTGAATTAGCAAGTGATTCCAATATTGGTGTTGCTTCATTTAACCTAGCAAACTTTACAGTGGCAAGTGGCGATGTTACCGTCACAACACTTGATGGAGGAACCTTTTAAAATTGCCTAAATAGGTATATGATATAGAAGGACATATATATGTCGACATTAATTAAGCTAAAAAGAAGTGCCGTTCAAGGACGAGTACCTACTACCTCTCAGCTGGAGTTAGGCGAACTCGCGATAAACACAGCCGACGGTAAGATCTACATTAAACAAGATGTCAGTGGAGTAGAATCCATTGTTGAGTTTAGTGCCGATCCAAATGACCTTCTTACTTTAATTAAATCAGTCGACGGAGCAGGATCAGGTCTTGATGCCGACTTGCTTGATGGTTTAGATTCATTACAATTCTTAAGAGCAGATCAAGACGATACTTTTGATGGTAACTTAATCATCACAGGTAACCTTACTGTCTCAGGTAACACAACCTCAGTTAATACAGAAACTTTAACCGTTGATGATAATATCATTGTATTAAACAATAATGTTACAGGCTCTCCAACAGAAAATGCAGGTATTGAAGTTGAAAGAGGATCTGATACTAATGTAGTTTTACAATGGAATGAAACAAACGATTATTGGGAAATTCTTTCAGGAGGAACAACTGGACGAATCATTACTACAGGTGATGAAGGTTCAGGAAATGGATTTGATGCTGACCTATTAGATGGTCAAGAAGGATCTCATTATTTAGATTTTACAAACGCAACAAATAAACCCGATCCTCAAATAGATGTTAATATTTCAGGGAAGGTAACAGGGTCAGGGACGACCACTTTAACAGACCTTGGCAATGGCACAATTAATATTACATCAGAGCTTGCGAATACTGCAGTCACAGCAGGTTCATACGGATCAAGTTCTCAAATACCAACATTCACTGTTGATGAAGATGGAAGAATTACGGCTGCAGCTGATGTTTCGGTCGCAGGTGTTTCTGATACAAATTGGTATCAAGCAAATAATACATTTGAGATCTCAACTGTTGATGGAAGTCAATTTCATACTCCAATATCTGACTTTGACTTAAACGTTAATTTTGGTGCAGGTATTGATGTCACAGGAGATGTTACAGTCACTGGGACTGTTGATGGTCGAGATATATTAGCAGATGGTACTAAACTTGATGGTATTCAAGTTGGTGCTGAAGTTAACTTATCAAATACTGAAATTGTAAATGTCATATTAGCAAATGACGGAACAGGTTCAGGATTAGATGCCGATTCTCTTGACGGTCAAGATGGTACTTATTATTTAGACTACGGTAATTTTACAAATACTCCAAGTATACCAAGTAACACAGATATTATAAATGTTGTGTTAAGTAATGACGGCGCCTTCTCAGGTGTGGATGCTGATTTGCTTGATGGAGCAAATAGCGATTTCTATCTTGACTTTACAAATACAACAAACAAACCTGACCCAACAATTACACTCTCAGGAGATGTCACAGGTTCGGTTACATTAACTGATTTAGCAAGCGGAACAATTACAACAGACATTGCTGCTTCAGGAGTTACTGCTGCTCAATATGGTGGTGCAACAGAAATTCCTATTATTACAATCGCAGCCGATGGTCGTATCACTGCAGCTGCCACTGCTTCGGTCGCAGGTATCAGTTCAACAAATTGGTTAACAGCAAATAACACTTATCAAATTATAACAGGGGATGGATCACAATATGATGCTAACATTTCTCAGTTCGATGCAAATGTTGATTTCGGTTCAGGAATTGATGTCACAGGAAACATTACCGTCACAGGAACTGTTGATGGTAGAGACCTGGCGGCTGATGGGACAAAGCTTGATGGTATAGAGGTAGGAGCAACCGCCGACCAAACAGCATCTGAAATACTTACAGCAATTAAAACAGTTGATGGAACAACCTCAGGATTAGATGCAGATTTACTTGATGGCCAAGAAGGTACTCATTATCTTGACTTTACAAACTTTACTAATTTACCAGATCCTCAAGTAGGTGTATCACTGACCGGTAAGGTTACTGGAAGCGGTACTACAACACTTACAGACTTGGGTAATGGTACTATAAGTGTAGCTACAGAACTTGCGAATACCGCGGTTACAGCAGGATCTTATGGATCCGCAACAGCAATACCAACATTTACAGTTGATGAAGATGGACGATTAACTGCCGCCGGTTCAGCATCGGTAAGAGGCATTGAAAATCTTACTTGGCATAACGCGAATACAACATTAAATTTAGAAGCAGGAGATGGTACTCACTTCCTTGCGAATATACATGAGTTTGGCGAACTTGATATTACCGGTGATATTACAATCTCAGGAACAGTTGATGGTCGTGATGTATCGGTAGACGGTGCTAAACTTGATGGTATTGAAGCAGGAGCAACTGCGGATCAAACTGCTTCAGAAATATTAACAGCAATTAAGACAGTGGATGGTGCAGGGTCGGGACTTGACGCTGACCTACTTGATGGTCAGCATGCCGCCGATATTATTAATGCAGCAACTTCAGGTGCAGCCAATAATGTTTTCAATTCTACAATCACTGTCACGGCAGGAAATGCAATAGATGGTGGTGGATCGTTTACACTTAATCAAAATGCTAACACAACGATTACAATTAATCACGCCGATACAAGTTCTCAGGCAAGTGTATTAGGAAGTGGCGGTCAAGTAATACAAGATGTAGTATTAGATACTTACGGTCACGTCACAGGTCTTGACCAAGTCGACTTTGATAATCGTTACTATACACAGGCGTTACTTGATGCAGGTCAATTAGATAACCGATATTATACAGAAACAGAATTAGATGCAGGACAGCTTGACAACAGATATTATACCGAAACAGAATTAGATGCAGGCCAGCTTGATAACAGATACTACACAGAAACAGAATTAGACAACGGTCAATTAGATAACCGATATTATACAGAAACCGAAACTGAAACACTATTCCTTAAAGCAGCTGATAGATCAGTAACTGGTGCAGATGGTGTTACAGGTGGTGGACCACTTACAGCAAATATTGTTTTAACTCACGCCGATACTTCAAGTGTTGCGAATACGGGTATATTAGATTTACCTAACGCTGAAGTTATTGAGAGTATGAGCTTTGATAAGTTTGGTCACGTTGTAGGATTCACAAAAAATAATCTTGCAGTTCTAACAATTAATATTGCGGACGCAAGATATGTAAATGTAACCGGTGATACAATGACTGGGAACTTAACGGTTCCTACATTGGTTGGTAATACGGTTTCTTTAGAATCAACTGATTTAACATCGGAACAATCAACTACATCTTCTTCATTTGTATCAACAATTTTTGAGTTTGACAAAACAGTTTATAACAGTGGAGAATTAATAATAACTGCAACTGATGGGACAAATAGACATATAACTAAATTATTAATTGTACATAACGGAACAACTGCGGTAGCAACGGAGTTTGCGACAATATATACAAATAGTAGTTTAGCAACATATGATGTTACGATTCAAAGCGGAAACGTTCAATTGAACGCAACTGCAGCAAGTTCTAATGCAACTACCTATCAAATTGCAGCCACACTAATAAAAGATTGATAAATAAAACAGTACAATATAATTTAAACCGCCTATCTGGGGAGAGTGAACCGAATGGCAAATGACAAAAAATTTATAGTCAAGAATGGACTCTTGACGCCAGAAAATGCTGTTATCGGCAGCAGCACGGATACTGGCGAAAAACTCCAGGTCACTGGAGATACGGTTCTTACTCAAGGAACTGCTTCCACTCCAACATTAAAGGTTACAAACTCAGGCGGCGCATCTGCAAGTACAATTGTTGCTCAGTTCGAAGGCGATTCTGATTCACTCCAGATTCGCAATATTGGAACAGGCGATTACTCCATCACAAATCCTCAGCAAGGAAACAGTATTGAATTTTATGACGGTACCGCAGGTATTGTTATTAAATACTCAGGTTCAAATAAATTAGCATTCACAAGTACAGGAACTGACTTTACAGGCCTTTCTACTACAACGATTGAAGGCAATCGTATTCTTACAACTGCAGATGAAGGCGCAGGTAATGGATTAGATGCTGATACCGTCGATGGATTA